TTCTACCCTATTCAACCTTTCGATTGAACGTTTCAGCAACACGACCGTACAATGCAGACTTTGACGGTGATGAAATGAATATGCACGTTCCTCAAAGTATTGCAGCGGCAACGGAACTCAAATATCTCGCAAGTCTTCTACGTAACATCATCAGTCCTCGTACAAACAGTCCAATCATTCAGTTGTTTCAAGACACGATGACAGGTATCTTTCGAATCAGTCATCCAGACGTCAAAGTTCCTGAATCCATTGCGATGAACATACTTGCACGACTCAAACGTCCCTTTCAACGCAAACAGGATAAATACTGGACAGGCGCAGAACTCATTTCATCAGCCTTTCCGATTGTGTCTTTGAAAAGCAGTATCACACTCGACAAAGGTCAATTAACCTCTGGAATTCTGAAGAAGTCTGCATGCAGTCAACTGATTCACGTAGTCTATAATGATTTCAGCCCTGAGCGATGTGGTCAGATGATCAACGACATTCAATCCGTTGTCACTCAGTTCAATCTCTATAAAGGATTCTCAGTCGGTACTGCAGATCTGATTGCAAACACGGAAACTCAACAGTTCGTGAACGATAAGTTATCTGAAGGACGCACCTCTGTGTCCAAGATCTTATCCGATGTACACGGAGGTATGTTTGTCAACGTGTCAGGAATGTCAGACGGAGAAGAGTTGGAAGATCGTATTTCATCTGCACTCAAAGCCGTTGCAGCCAATATCAACGATGAAGTGATCAAGAGCTTACCAAAGGACAATGCGATCGTTCAAATGGTTGATTCAGGATCCAAAGGAGGTCCTCAAAACATTACGCAAATGGTAGCGTTGCTCGGACAACAATTGATTGAAGGTAAGCGAGTACAATACACTCTTCAGGATCGAACACTTCCTCACTTTGCGCGATACGATGATGGAGTTGAATCAAGAGGATTCGTTCAGAATTCGTTCATGAATGGATTGTTACCCGCTGAGTTCTTCTTCCACGCACAAGCTGGACGCGAAGGATTGATTGATACCGCTGTGAAAACATCCGATACTGGATACATTCAACGACGATTAATGAAAACAATGGAAGATCAACATGTTGAACATGATGGTACAGTTCGAAATGTGACAGGAAGTATTATTCAATTCGCATACGGCGAAGATGGTATTGATTCGATTGCAGTGGAAGCACAGACCTGTGATCTCGGATCGATGATGTTAGAAGACGTCTACCGTAACTACGCAATGAGTGCTGCAGATGTCAATCCATTCATGAAGACAGAAGTCACAGAAGCACCTGATCTACTGGATGAGATTCTCGCAGACCGAGATATGTTAGTTCACAATGTCTTCCGATTCAAGAAGAACGATCAAGTCTTAGCGCCTGTCAACTTAAGACGACTCGTGAATTCCTATTCAAATGGATATGCGACAAAGACAGATTTGACACCTCAACGAGTCGTTGAAGGTCTGAACGGTTTCATCGCCAAGTTCCCACAGAATAAGGTGTTTCATGCACTGCTTCGATACACACTTGCACCGAAGAAAGCTATTCTAGTTCATCGATTGACAGAAGCTCTGTTTACTGAACTGATGTCCGATATTGAGTATCGCTACATGCGATCACAAGTCCATGCAGGTGAAATGGTTGGAGCGTTGTCTGCGCAGTCCATCGGTGAACCTACAACTCAACTTACGCTCAATACCTTCCACTCTGCAGGAACTGCAAAGGCGAACGCGACCTCAGGAGTACCACGTATTGAAGAGTTACTCTCTGCATCTCCGAACCCGAAACGTCCAGGTAATACAGCTTACTTTGCAGGCGATGTATCAGGCAATGATGCCATTGCAATGATGAAACGAGTTCAACGAACTACCTTGAGACATATCACTAAATCTGTACGAGTCTATTATGATCCGTATCCGATTGCAGAAAAAACATCTGTTGAAGAAGATCGTGATATCTTAGAACAGTATCAACAGTTCACTCTTGAACATGAAACCGAATGTAACTCTGCATGGATCATGCGTTTAGAATTGAACGATGTTGAAATGTATTCGCGTAACATTCGAGATTTGACTGAAACTGTAGCAAAGTTGTCAAACAACGGATCCTTAAAAATCACAAAGTGTGTGACATCCGATACATCCGCTAAGAAACTCATTCTGAGAATCATGTTTGATCCTTCCGTTGTGAAAACACCCACATACCTTCGATTCCTTGAAGACAAGATTCTTGATACAGTTCTTACAGGTGTTGATGGAATAGGACGTGTCTTCCTTCGTAAGATCAAAAGCGAACAGATGTTTGATGATACAGTGGGTGGATATGTAACAAAGGATCAATATGTATTGGATACAGAAGGTACAAACCTTCATGATCTACTCGTCTATCCTGGACTAGACGGTACACGCACATTCTCAAACGATATTCACGAAGTCAATGACGTATTTGGAATTGAGGCTGCACGTACTTGCTTACTCGATGAATTCAATGAAGTCTTTAGTACAGAGAAGGTGAACTACCATCATCTCAGCGTTCTCATTGACACCATGACCTATTCAGGACGCATCGTGCCAGTGAATCGCTTCGGAATGAAGAAGAATGAAACAGGTGTTCTAGCAAAGTCAAGCTTTGAAGAAACCTCAAAGACGATGTTTGATGCTGCAGTGGTTGCAGAATATGATACTATGCGCGGTGTATCAGCCAACATCATGTTCGGTCAGAAGCCACCGTGCGGTACAGGCTTCGTAGACATTCTGGTAGATGAAACACGATTGCCTGAAGGAGGAGATGAGATCGTGGAATCCGATCTACTTGAACAAGCAAATAAAGCGATTGCGTCGATGCCTGAAACCGAGTGCAGACTTGAAGACATCACAATGGCTTGGTAGGAAATACATTACAAAGACTTATGAATGCAGCTAATGTAACTGTAGGAACAAGTACATAGAGGAAGACTAACGTACATGTGTGCAACTGTTTGAACGGTGTAATGCGTATCGTTTCAAGATCATCGAGTGAGGTCATTACATTTTTCGCGTGGCGGATGTGAAAGTTATGTAGCGAAAGTGTAATGGCGGAATCTCATCCGTGTACGGATCCTAATTGGATTCAACTATGGCGCGATCATACTCGCGAAGATATGATTCATGATGCGAATATTGGAACTCTTAAATATGACTCTATGGCTCTTTGGCGACTGTATGGCGGTACACAGGACACCGTTCATCAAGACGGTGAACGAAAAACTCGTGAGAGGATCACTCAAGTATCTCGACCGAAACCTGAGATTCATTTCTATTTCCGCAAGCAGACCGATATGTATACAGACGATGGAGCATTCAATCCATTTGGAGGTACAGCCGAATCAACTGTCCCAGTAGGAGTCTATCACGATGCAGGTCCTGATATTGATGGAAAACTTGCTGGATGTCGAACGTTGCGTATGTCTGGATTCGGAACACCTTCTGATCCCGCATCTAAACCTCGTCCATTCGCATATCAACCCTATGCAGGTGAAATCTCGATTCCAGGATGTGCGTTCGGATTTGATTTAAAGGTAGTTCCTGAAGTGATCATTCAAGATTTCAAAGGAACGTCTGCTCGCTATGGCTTTTCGTATGTTCAGCCAAACGGACAACTTGTTTGGTGCGATGGTGCGACTGGAGTGAGTTCAACTACTAAACCTGACCGTTTTTCAGTGAAGTTTGTGAACGATCGATCAGGGTATTTTGGTGGAAATGCTGCGAATGCAGAGACAATTGGGAATCAAAGCTCTGTGCCCTATTACATTGGTAAAGTACTCGGAGATGCACTTCAAGTGTTTGGGATGTTACCTCAACTCCCGACTAAAGAGGGAGGATGGGTTTCAAATCCGATGTATGCGGCCAGAGTTCCACTGATCTCTGAACCTAAACTAATCTCCTTTCCAGTGGATCAATTGATACTGAATACAGGCGATGAACTTGAGTATGCACGCGCTGTAGCCTGGAAACAGACTGCAGTGTATATTTCGCCACCGAACAAAGAAAAGGTCCATAAAGGAGTGTGTACACCTGGAATCAGTCTGGATTTAGATCCTGTTGCAGAATATAGTCGATTTGTTAAACGTGTGAATGAACTCCTTCAACGATTTGATAAGCGTTTCACGATTGCACTGGAGAGTATGAATGCTTCGATCATTAATGAGAGTGAAATTTTCAACAGTGCGTATTCAACGTTAGGTGGAATCCAGTTCATTACGACTGCAGATCAAAAGGTTGAAGCACGCAAGTTCATGCAAGCTTGTATCGAATCAACCACTAACGTACAATCCTATATCCTATCAAAAGTTAACGAATTAGTAGGAGGAATTCAGATCGTGGATAAACCTGATGCAACAGATAACGATGTAACTCAGATTCGAATTTTGTATACGAAACTCAACGACGTTCTTCCTCATTGGTCACCTTCAGGTCCGATCGCGGACCAAGGTAAGAACCGTTACATGATTGGAAATATTCGGCAGAAGTATCCTGTGGCTGAAACGGAACAATATACATTTGCAATTCGATTCAAAGAAGCATTCGAAGCTATTAAGGCTGGACGTGATTATTCAAAGTTTGTACCTACTTGGTTAGCTCCGCCTGTTATGGGAGGACGTAGACGTCATACGCTTCGCAAGTATAAAGGTAAGCGTGGTGGTGCAGAACGCTACGGAGATTCACCAGGTTCATTCATTTATAATGCCTTCACGGGAATGATCAATGCAGGATTATCGCTTCAGTATCAACGCAGTGCAGATGTAGGTGATCCAGACGTAGTGATCCCTCCTCGTCCAGATTCATTGTATTACGAATTCTTAGCCGAATCTGAAGCGGATGCATCACTTGCCGTTCGAAAGGCAGAGTTTGCAAAGTTTTCAGGTTCACTGGTCTCGATTAAGGTTGAATCTGCAGTTCAAAACAGTGGATACACTACCTTCACGGATTTTATTGAGTTTGCGTGTGGATACGAACCAAATACATTACCTCCAGAATTCATCACATTGCACCATATTAACTATGCAGTATCACTCATCAATCAATCTCAAACTTCCAAAGCATTGCGAGATCAAGCATTACTAGGCGAACTTACCGATATAGTTGAACAATATAACAATGAGCCTACTAAAGTAGAACGATCCTCTATCTCTACGAAGCGAATCGATAATCGCCTTAAGGATGATTTGAAGGCCTTGTTGTTGAAACAACGTATTGGGCCTGTAAAACCATTAACACAAACTAGACGTAGATCTTTCGGTTTACCAAGTGTATCCACTCAAATACGTAGATCTACTACACCTGTATTCGGTGGACGTCGTACCTTCCGTCGTCGGCTTCCTAAACTCATCTAATTGTAACATAATGGTCAACCTCACTCATCCTGAGCTCGCGGAGATTCGAAATGAGACTCTCCCCGCAGCTTCATTGGACGCTCTGAAAGATCTACGGAACCGAGCATGTGACAGTGCATCGTCCGACTATCAACTTCAAAGTCATCAGAAATTCTTACGACGTGTTCTTTCGCCAGACAGTCCAACACGTAATCTTCTCATGGTTCACGGTACAGGTGTAGGTAAGTCGTGTACTGCGATTCAAATTGCAGAAGAGTACATTCTTCGTCCAGAGTTTCAAGAGAAGAAGGTCTTAGTGGTTGCAGGACCTGCAGTTCAGTCGAATTTCAAGACTGAGATCTTTGACGTACAACGAGTATCACTTGACAAGACACAAACACTGCTTTCCTCGAAACAATGTACTGGACGACGATATTTAGATATGTTGATGCGCATTGAATCCGATCCTAAACAGTGGAATATTCCTGAAACACGCATGCGTCTAGGAACTCTAGCCGATCGTATCATCAGCGAGTTTTACGAGTTCACAGGATATAGTAGTTTTGGCGCACTCATCAATAAGAAATTCTTAGACTTGAAACCTGCAGACGCAGAGAAATGGGTTCATGAAACATTTGATAACCGATTACTCATTATCGACGAAGCACATAATCTTCGCGAAGGTGCTTCCGATATGAAGACGGTGTCGACTGCACTTGAAACTTTAGTGAAAACTGCGAATGGGTTAGTACTGGTGTTATTGACTGCAACACCGATGTATGATAGTCACGAAGAACTCATCTTTTACATGAATCTCTTTCTCTGGAACGATCGGGCTCAATCCTTAACGAAGAAACTGTCCGCATCTGACTTCTTCACATCTTCTGGATCTGTAAAAGCATCAAAAGAACAAGAAGTTCGTACATGGGCACAAACCTATGTTTCGTTCATCAAAGGCGAAAATCCATTCACGTTTCCATTTCGTCTTCCCGCACCTGATCTTGAAGGACTTCCTGAACCCTTAACTGGATTCACAGGTCTTGAACTAGGATCTGCGTCTCGAATCAAATACCTTACACTCACAGCCTCCACTCTTTCAGGAAATCAGAAGAAGGTACTTGATGGAACCAAAGGTAAAGAAGGTGATGAAGAATCTCGCATGGCGTATATGATTCCCACCATCAGTGTATTGCCTGAAGGTAAGGAATTCGGAGAGGTGTTTCGACCTGTAGGATCTCAATGGCAATACGTATCTGAACCCTGTCTTACACCTGAACGATTACCAGGTGTCTCTGCAAAATTCGTAACAGTTCTTCGCTCTATCGAAGCATCAAAAGGAATTGTAATGGTGTATTCAAATTACGTAGAACGTGGATCCAGATTGTTCGCAATGGCACTTGAAGAACATGGATATACGCCTGCAAGTGGTCCACCACTCTTAGCGAATCCAGCGTATACAGGTAAATCGAAAGGCGAATACATTCTACTCAGTAGCGAAGTATCAACGCCTCAGACAAATGCGCTTCTTCAATTAGCTCGTTCGGATCGTAATGTGAATGGTGAGAAAGTCCGGGTCATTGTCACAACTCCTCGTATTTCAGAAGGTGTGAATTTCCGATACGTTCGACAGATTCACTTACTCGATCCTTGGTGGAACATGAGTCGTATCGAACAAGTCATTGGGCGCGCATTGAGAACCTGTAGTCATCAAGCACTTCCGTTTGAAGAACAAAACTGTTCCGTATACCTCCACGTAGTTCGTTCGGATATCGATCATGAATGTTTCGACGAATACACATATCGAACGAAAGTTGAAGAGAAAGGAATTCGAATTGCAAAAGTACGTCGTATCTTAGAAGAATCTGCAATGGACTGTCCGATTCAGACCAGTATGAATACATTGCCCGAAGACTGGAAATCACTTGAAGTTCCTCAACGTCGATCCGAAGGTGCGAGTGAAGTCAAACTTCTCTTGAAAGATATGTTAGCACCTACCTTCTCAAACGATGAACCTGCACAATGTAGAGTTAAACCCTCTGAACCTGAAGAAGGATATACTCGTCCGCTTTCAACCTATTTCGATGTACGCGATGAAGTCTTTATCAAACTCGGAAAGTTATTCATCGATAAACCCATTTGGGACCGTACTGAACTGTTTACATCGTTGAAATCCTATCAACGCGACGTCATTGTCTTCCTTCTTCAGAACGCAATTCGTACTGGGTTCAAGTTCAAAGACTCATTTGGTCGTATGAGTGTTTTGCAGTCACGAGGTGATTTGTATTCACTCAGTCCTGTAGGTGTTGAAAATGGAACTTTGATTGAACGCACAAGTCAAGCTCCTTCTCAGACTGAAACCTCGATTCAAACTGTTGAACAAACAGTAGAATCGGTCGAAACTGTACCTGATTTAACAAAGTTAATTGAACAACTTGATTTGAAAGATGCTTCACTCAAAGACGCAACTACGTCTTCAAATCGCAAGATTCAAGAACAAATTCAAGCGGTTGATCAGTTCACAGAACGACTCAAAGTCGACTTTGCGAGTGTATTGCCTGGATACATATTCGATCATCAATTAAAACGCGAAGAGAAAATCGCATTACTTCGTTCTCCTCTTTCAAAGACACTTCCTTTTGCAGATCGACTTCGAGTTCCAGGTACAGACATTCTAGTATTGGGACGCGATGACTATGATCCTCCTGATCCGATTGGAGATGATCGAACCGCAGTTCAAGAATGGATTCAAGCATTGAATGCACGCTATACAGCCGATCATACTCGAATGGTCGCAACCTTGAAAGACGGTAAGTTCGCAATTGGAAAATTTGAGGAAAAGGATGGAGTGTTTACACGTATTCATGGAGTGAAACGTGACGTTCCTATTGTGTGTGGAACTGGAACGAATGGTATGAATGAAATCATAAAATTAGCACTGTATACAGATATTCGCAAACGAGGTGTACCTGAGATTCCTAAGAAAGCAGTCTGGACTCGATGCGATAGTATGGAATTGATTGCGCGAGAACAAAATCAGATTGCATGGTATACACCTGAAGAAATGGACGTGTTAACAAAGCTTAAAACGAAAACACGCGAATAAGAACAACAGAAGCTCATGGACCCTGTCTTTGAACGTCGTGAATTAACTCGAAGTGTACATATTCATGCACCGAATCTACAACGCGATATTCATGTGAGTCTGCTCGCACAGCTTCGCATGAATTATGAAGGAACGTGTACTCCTGAAGGATATATTCAACGCAGAAGTATTACGATTGTAGAACATTCACTTGGACGAATCAATTTGATTCGAGGAGGATTAGATTACTCTGTGAAGTTTCAAGCAGATGTATGTATGCCTCATCCAGGTCAACTCTTTCGAGGACGTGTAACTCTTCGTAGTAAAATAGGTCTTCACGTTGAACTTGAACCCATGAAGATTCTCATTCCTCGCGACTTACATCTTGAAAACACGGACTTTGAAAGCATTCAAGAATCACAGGAAATTGAATTCAAAGTAGTTGGGTCTCGCTTTCAACAAGGAGATAAATCGATCGTAGTACTTGGAACCTTAACAACCGTTGTCAATCCAGCAGAAGTCGTTTCACAAACTATGAATGAAGTGAGTGAACCGATGATTGCAGCTTCAACACCTGGAGATCCAGGAGAAAAGCGAATTGTCACAGTTTCACCTGAACTAGCTAAGTCTGCTGGACCTGCTCGTAGAAAGCTCCAGAAGAAAGCTCCAGAGCCACAGATAAATGAACCGATCTCGTAAGGAAAAACTACGCGATCAACTTGAAACGCTCGATCTACATGAACATTCTCAACTCTTTGAGATCATTAAACGCTATACAAATGAATACACTCGAACAAACACGGGTGCACTCATCTCCTCTGAATCTCTTCCCGACCCATGTATTGTTGAAATGGAAACACTCGTTGCTTTTTATTTAGATCAACGCAAGCGAATGGATGCGGAAGAACGGGCTCGGAAGAGTCTGCGAAAGGAATAAATGGACATTGTTCTCGATGTATCGGCGGTTCCGTTAACTGAAGAACAAATTCAAGTCATTCTCACTACACATTCTCAACTGATTCAAGAAGATGTAAAGGACTCTGTTCGTGAGAACGTGAGTGTCCCGACATCCATCGCATTCGGTCAAGAAAAGCGCTTCATTCTTCCTGGTAACACAGATGAGTTCAAGGAATATGAATCTGCACAAGCGATGATCGCCGATCAACCTCCACTACCTGATCCAATTTTTAAACAAGGAGAGGTTGTTCCATGTATCTATGATACAGGTGCTTCATTAAGCAGTCTAGATACATTTGAGGAAAACTTTAAACAGATGATTGAAGAAATGTTTAAGTCTGGACCTGAATTGAAGCTCACGAAGGAGGGAATTGAGGAACTTCTTAAACAACGGTAGAAAACGGATAAACATACTCCGCGCAAAAGAGTAAGGATAAATGGAGTCTCTTCTTTCGAGCGTGTCACGAAAGGACCTTGACCACCTTGTTTCATTTGTCAAACATCCCAATGCTGAACTTGAATGTAAAGTTCTTTCTTCTCAAATTCAAACCAAAGATATTGCAGACCGTATTCTCTCTAAAATTGAATCCTTCTCTGCGGGACCCTCTACGGAATCCGTTCATGCGACCTTCAGTTATCCCGATAATATTCGCGTAGTCGTTCAAGGTGCAGAAAATATTCATAAAGTATGCACAACCAATAATTTCAGAGGCACACCTATTCAAGTCGAACGTAAATCTCCTTACTTTGAAGGAACACAGAACGATCGAGTCAATCTCCCTGAAGCAGGACTTTCATTCACGCTTCGTAAAGAAGAGCTTGTGCGCAACGACTTCTCTGGACAAGCGATGGATGCACGCTCTCATGTTCGTATTCTCAATCGTAAAAGCTGGAAGACACAGGATGGACTTCTACAAATTGACTTCTCAATGGTGAAATCGAAAGTGAAGGGAATGCGAACAATCAACGAAGTTCTTCGACAGAATCCAAGTTACGAACTAGAAATTGAAGTGATTGATCGTACAGCAAATCCAAAGGATATTGTAGAGTCTATGTTAGTTCATATTGAACATCTACTTACTGCCTTTCATGGAACCTCCTTCCTTCTTCCTTCTTCCGATCTCAAACGGTATGAAATGGAATTCAAAACAATCGGACATAAGTTCATCAATCCAACAACGATGAAACGTCGTCATCTTCGCGTCGACCGACCGAATCATATTCTATCAGGATACACGGTCACAAACAAAGCAGACGGACAACGATGCTTTCTCGTAGTCATGCGTGATAAACGTCTTCTGATGATTCGTCCAAACGGTGTCATTACATGGACTGGAATGACGGCTACAAAAGATCTACATATCAACGATGTAATTGACGGCGAATACATTGAAGATCGTCATTTGTTCTGTATCTTTGACGTGTACTCGTTTCGAGGTGTGAACACAACTCGCTTACCACTCTTCACAACGGATGAAGATATTCGAGCCAATCCATTGAAATCTCGACTTGGATGCGCGCACGAGTTTGTATCCGATACTCGTCGGGATTTCACGACCTTAATGACAGGTCGACCTCTTCGAATTGAAGCTAAACTCTTCTATGCAGGCGATGGACCTGCAATGGAAGAAGCTATTAACACACTCCTTACAACGAAGTTCGAATACAAGACCGATGGACTCATCTTCACTCCACGATCATCGCCTGTTGCTCCACAAGCTGAACGTATCGGAAACACATGGACTAGCGTGTATAAATGGAAACCTGCCGATCAAAACAGTATTGACTTTCTAGTTCGATTCAAGCCAGGCGATCAGTTTGATACAGTTCTCAAACAACCTGTATTTCATGGTAACTTGTATATTTCCCGCAATCGAGGATACGATATTGTCTATCCTTGTGAAACCATGACAGGCGAATACATCCCTCCTCCAATGGCATCGGATCTACGTATCCTTTCCGAAACTCGTGATCGTGCACCAGGCATCTTTCAACCTTCAGTTCCACGCAATCCGAATGCGTACAAGATCTCAATTCCATTGAATGCGAAGGGAATTCCAGTCGATGAAACAGGTGCGCGAGTTGAAGACAATACAATTATTGAATGTGCTCGGGATCTAGACACTGATCGATGGGTAATTCTACGCACACGCTACGATAAAACACATCAATACCGAGTTCTACACGAATCTCAATTCGGAAACGATGTTGCGACCGCAAACTCAATCTGGACGAACATTCACATTCCAGTCACGGAAGAAATGTTGACAACGTGCGTCTCAAATCCACCCGATGATACGTACGAAGACGATCTATATTACCGCGATGATCTCGGATCTCGTGATCGTATTCTCAAAGACACCTATGCGTTTCACAACAAAATCAAGGCTTCGATGTTCACTCAGAATGTCAAAGAAGGATCAACCTTACTTGAACTCGCAATGGGACGAGGTGGAGATTTAGCGAAATGGAGACATACAAAACCTAGTCGAGTCGTAGGAATTGATATTGTAGCAGGCAATCTAGAATCACCTGTTCAAGGTGCATGTGTTCGATACATTCGCGAACAAGAAAAGGGAAAACATAGTCGTCTTCCACCTGCTCTGTTTATTGTTGGCGATATGACTCAGCCCTTGTACGAACAAGACAATCGATACATTCGCATTCTCGCTGGACTTGAGCCTGCACCGACACCATATCTTCAACAGTTTGCAGGTCTAGTGTTCTTTGACGTCATCTCGTGCCAAATGGCATTGCATTATGCGTGCACTTCAGAAGAAACGTTCAAAGTGTTTGTCAAGAATCTCACCGATCACGGAAAGGGAATCTTCTTCGGAACCTGTATGGACGGAGCTGCTGTCTACGCACACCTTCTAGGTAAGAAGAACACCCTCTTCCGATCCGACGGACAGATCTTCGGAGAGATTGTTAAGACGTATACGGACGGAGATTCATGGCATGAAAACTTCGGACAAATGATCTCTGTCAAGCTGGAGAGTTTCGAACGTGCGATGGACGAAGCATTAGTTCCATTCGGTAAAGTCACGGAGATGTTAGCTGAAGTTGGATATGAGTTAGTCAGTACAGAGATGTTCTCAGATCATTATGCGAAACAGATGGGAATCACATTGACACAAGAACAACAAGCCTTCTCATTTCTACATCGAAGCTTCGTCTTCAAACGAGGTGCTCCTAAAGCTGTGGCTGAGGACGTGAAGGAAGTGAAGGAAGAAATCCCAGAGATTGTTCTTCCTACCGTTGAAGAGGAAGAACCTAAACCGAAAGTTGTCAAGAAGAAACTGATCAAGAAGAAAGTTGAAGTTGAAGAAACTGAACCTCCAGTACTCTTCTATGGAGCAGATGAAAGTAAAGGAGAGTTTCGATACATGAGCAATCAATTTGTTGCGCCCTTTGAGATTGATGGAATGACGTTTCCAACAGTTGAACATTACGTTCAGTGGTCGAAGGCCATTCTGTTTGAAGGTAAAGATTCAGAAACTGCTGTGAAAATGATGAAACCTCCACGCTCAAAGGAATTCACAGAAGCAAAGTCTGTTAAGGCACTTGGAAAGAAAGTGAAAGACTACAGTGAAGCACGATGGGATGAAGTTAAGATTGCGATCACTGAAAAAGCCATTCGTGCAAAGTTCATTAATCCTAAACATGGACTTCTCGAGAAACTAGTCGCTACAGGTACTCGAACGATCGGTGAAGCAAATCCACGCGATAAGTATTGGGGAATCGGGACTTCTGCAGATACGTCCGATGCAAATCATCCTTCAAAATGGAAAGGACAGAATCAATTAGGTAAACTTCTCATGAAACTTCGCGACGAGTTTAAAAACGAATCCAAGTAATTCGACGGAATACGATAGCATAAACAGCATGTATACACGTTCTCAGAAGCGAATGATCTCCCGTGAAGTCCCCGTTGCCCGCGTCATCCAATACTCTAAAGATCAGCGTCGCTGGACTGTTTCAGAAGAGCGCGAAATGATTCGTCTTCGTCGTCATGAAAATATGAGCTTCCACGAAATCGCAACTGAACTCCACCGAAGTCCCGATGCAATCAAATTTCGATTTGAGAAACTCTTGATGGAACATAGTGAAGGATCGGATACAGCGGAGGTACTCCGATGGTTTAACCTCAGCGAGGAGTAATGTGGAGTCTGAATTTCATTGCAAGTGCCTTCATGGCATTGGTAGTTGCAAACTTGTTTATTTCAGCCGCAGCGAATGCACCTGTGACTGAAGTTCATGTGATGACTCCTCCTCTTTCCGTCGGAAAACAACGCTCTTTTTCGTCTGGAAACGATGCGTCGATGTTTACTCAACAAGTACGTCGAAGAGCGGTTGTGAACGCTCATTACGGAAGTCCTAATCTAGTACTTCGCGAAAGCAATCATACGTCTGGATTCACGAATGGAGTCGTTGAGATTTATTCGATTACGGGAATCTGCCAGCGGATCTTCAAGACAATCGTGGCTTCAAACATCTACGATGGTGGTATGGAAACGTCCGAATACACTACTCGACTGGATGCAGGTACATCAGGTGGTCCACATGATCAAGATCGTACACTCGATGCAGGCAATGAAGGTACAGAGGTTGTTGCCTATGAAACGGTTAATGTTACATGTTAACAATGTCAACCAATCCAGTCAAATTTTTACTTCGAAGAGATACCCTTGCAAATTGGACAGCTTCTTCCGCTATTTTAGCGCTCGGAGAACCGAGTGTCGTTACAGACACAGGTCAGATGAAAATAGGCGATGGAGTGAATTTATGGAGGAATTTACCCTATGTAGGTACGTCTGCATCGATCATTTTCGATGGTGGAGGACCGACTCAATCCTATTCACAAGGTCCCGTATTGGATTGTGGTAGCATTTTCTGATAAAGACACAAGCGATGCCTTTCATTCAACTCCAATTTAGAAGAGGCTTAGCCTCTCAATGGACGGATGCAAACACACTATTAGCAGAGGGTGAAATGGGTATTGAAACCGATACCGATCTCTTTAAAATTGGCGATGGAACTACTCGATGGAGAACTCTTCCATATGGCGGTATTCGTGGTCCTACAGGTTCTACAGGTCCTACAGGATTCACTGGATGTACTGGAGCTACCGGTCCGATGGCATACGGTACGAATGTTGCTGCAAGTTACGGAAATTCACAAACTCAAACGATTCCAAGTTCTCAAAACACTGTTTTTGAATTTGATAGTGTCTACGTTGAAGAAGGTACGCAATTAACCAACAACGATGATGGACGACCGACTCGTATCACAGTTAAAACACAAGGTTTATATGAGATCATCACTTCCATTCAACTCAACAATTCAAATGTAACACCTACAAACGCATATACATGGCTTCGTATCAATGGAGTCGATAGTCCGTCAAGTAACGGTGGACTTCTAGTTCCTCCGAATGCGTCTGCTGCTGCGTTAATATCGGTACCGTATCTTGTTGCATTGAATCCATTTGACTATATTGAAGTTGTAGCTCGAACAGGATCATCGGGTGTTTCTGCAGTTGCGTTTGGAGTTAATTCTCAAGGACTTTCGCCTGCAGGACCATCGGTTGCATTGAATATTAAACAAGTTGCAGTCGATATTGGAACAACTGGACCGACAGGGTCCACCGGATACACTGGATACACTGGATTCACAGGACCGACAGGTTTCACGGGATTCACAGGTCCTACAGGTCCTACAGGACCGATCGGAACAGGACCTACTGGACCTACAGGATCAACTGGCTGGACAGGATCTACAGGTTTCACTGGACCTACAGGACCAATTGGTACTGGACCTACTGGACCTACAGGTTCGACTGGATTCACGGGACCTACAGGACCGATCGGAACAGGACCTACTGGACCTACAGGTTCGACTGGTTGGACAGGATCTACAGGTCCTACTGGTCCTACAGGGTGGACAGGAGAAACAGGATCGACAGGTCCTACAGGATTTACTGGACCGACGGGCTCAACAGGCTGGACAGGATCGACGGGTCCTACTGGAAGTACAGGGTCAACAGGTCCTACAGGATTCACAGGATTCACAGGATTCACTGGAGAAACAGGATCAACGGGTCCTACAGGCTTCACTGGACCGACGGGTCCTACAGGGTCAACAGGATCAACAGGCTGGACAGGATCGATGGGTCCTACAGGATTTACTGGACCGACGGGCTCAACAGGCTGGACAGGAGAAACAGGTCCTACTGGAAGTACAGGGTCAACGGGATCAACGGGTCCTACGGGTCCTACTGGGTCAACAGGCTGGACAGGATCGACGGGTCCTACAGGATTCACAGGATTCACAGGTCCTACAGGATCAACTGGCTGGACAGGAGAAACAGGTCCTACAGGGTGGACAGGCTTCACTGGACCGACGGGCTCAACAGGCTGGACAGGAGAAACAGGTCCTACTGGAAGTACAGGGTCAACGGGATCAACGGGTCCTACGGGTCCTACTGGGTCAACAGGCTGGACAGGATCGACGGGTCCTACAGGATTCACAGGATTCACAGGTCCTACAGGATTTACAGGTTTCACTGGATTCACGGGATCGACAGGTTTCACTGGACCTGTCGGACAAGGATATGCAACGTTAGTTCCGACGAATGAATACGTTCTAGGTCCAGGTGAGATCGGATATCAGTTGTCAGGAGCGTTTTACCCGATTCCTACAGCGCAATTAGGGAATGTAGCGAGAGTCGATTCAGTCTATGGTAACGATTCAACTGGATATGTAGGAGGTCTTCCATTCTTAACCATTCAAGCTGCCATTACTGCAATCAATGCTGGATCGTTATCAGGTGTGACTATCTGGGTTCTTCCAGGAACCTACAACCTTTCACCTACTGGACCCAATTCAACCATTACCGATTCATTAGGCACAACGAGTTATCCATTGATCGTCTTACCGAACAATACCTCCATTCGCGGAATGTCAACTCAAACTACAACCATTCAATGTTTGTCACCTACTCAGAACACGATTTTAATGACAGTTGGAGTTGGATGTCGTATCGAAGATTTAACGTTGAATTTAGGATCCGCTTCCTATGCAGGAACCTACAATTTAGTTGGACTGTATTTGAACGGATCGACCACTGCACAAACTAAATTACGAACCTCTGTGATTACCGTCAACAATTCAGCAATTGCGTATACTGCATCTACCAATGTCTACGGCGCTCAATGTGATGGAAGTTCAGGTGGATTAACGGCAGGTAGTTTTGCATTCAACGTGTTCAAAGGATCGACCATCAACGTGTATTCCAATGGAGGCGGAGTTAAACGTGGAATCATTGTGACCAATGTCAATGCTGCATCCTGTCGCGATTTGAACGTCTATGTTGCCAGACCTACCACCGCTACTGGATCCACAGGAACCTATGTATGTGTTGAAACCAATGATACGAATCAAACAGGTAGTATTCAATTACGTTCAACCACTTGCGGAACACAACAACCTGCAGTCGGACATACCTACACTGCCTCAGACATTCTTCAAACGACTCCTACAACCATTACGGACCCAACATATCTTACTTCACCGGGTATTCAAATAGGTCCAGGTGTTGATTTAGTGACCAAGACTGCAGGTGGAAAAGGGTTTTCAACCTATACGTATCCGACTACGTTATTTTATGGAGCATTAGGAACACTGAGAAGCAGTGGTATTGGAACGGGTGGTGGATATTTATGGCCAGGAACTGTTACAGTACATTCTTCAGGAGGTCAATTTACTCAATATCCTGATACAACCACTCCGCCTCCACGATACCGTGTTCAACAACCCTTGATTTTATCTGGAATGATGGTGAATGTTGTAACTGCTCCAGGTGGAACACCGACTGCATCGACTACGACGATTACAGTCCGTAAAACTCCAGTAGGTGGAACCATTGCGAGTACAGTGTATAGTTTAATCCTTTCTGGAACAACCACTACCTTAAATAAATACGATGCATCGGTGAATTTTGCAGCAGGTGATTTCTTACATGTCTTTATAGCCTATACAGACGGGTCGCAAAATAACGCTACACACGATGTCACTGTTCAGTTAGATTGTTTCTGATTTCTTTACGATGAATAAGTAATGGCGACGTTTGAATACGTCAAGGTTGGCGATGGAGTGACACAATGGTCCGCCTTGCCGTATGTAGCTGGGTTTCCAGGAGCAACAGGTCCTCAAGGTGCGCAGGGAAATCAAGGAACTCCTGGAAGTTCAGGAGGATTAACGTTTCAATTGGATTTTTCACCGTCGGCAACGTATGGTAGTACACCATTAGTCGGTACCTTGTTGACGAGTTTCGATGCAAGTGCGCAGACGACGATTACTATACCTGCAGCTACTTCCTTTGCGATTATTGGAACCTTTTCAATTCCTGTAGCGTCCTTACCTGGAAACATTGCAGTAGGAGGATTATGGGATTTGAATTTGTACGGACTGGTTGCGAACGCAACGTTGTCTGGTAAATATTACTTTGATGTGTTCGATAACAGTACACTTGTAGCCGCTGGATCGTCAATTGATGCAACGAGTGTGGATGAAACTAGTTATCAAGTGTATACGAATACGTTATATGTACCTGCACATACCTATACTACGAACGTAACGATCAAGGTCTATGCTCAAACTCAGGCTACGAGCGCAATGACACTTGGATTTCGTAATTCGACGATTTCCCACATGCATACAACACTCGTTGCAGTTGGATCGATTGGACCTACAGGTTCAACGGGTCCTACAGGTCCGACTGGTGCTACAGGATCTACTGGACCTACTGGTTCAACAGGTGCTACAGGTTCAACGGGACCGACTGGTGCAGCAGGAGCTCAAGGTATTGACGGTTTCTCAGGTGGTTTGACGCTGCAGATGAATTATGTTACACAAGTGGCTCCAACGGATGGAGTTGTTACAACCATTGCAGGTGTGACTTTACAAAATCCTCAAGGTGTTGCAATCGATTCATCTGGAAATGTCTATGTAGCCGAAACAGGTAATCATGTTATTCGTAAAATTACATCATTAGGTGTTGTTTCAACACTTGCTGGTAGTGGATCGCCTACATTTGGAGATGGAACAGGAGCAGGTGCGAGTTTCAAGTTTCCTCGTGGAGTAACATTGGATTCAGAAGGAAATGTCTATGTAGCTGACGGTGGAAATAACTGTATCCGTAAAATCACGTCTGGAGGTGTAGTTTCGACATTTGCAGGTAGTACAACACCAGGTTCCAATGATGCAACAGGAACCAATGCTACATTTACCACTCCTTTTTCGACTGCATTGGATTCATCGGGTAATGTGTATGTAGCGGAAGGATATGGTCATCGTATTCGTAAAATCACACCTTTAGGTGTAGTTTCGACATTTGCTGGTAGTGGAACAGCAGCGTTTGCAGATGGAACAGGAACAAATGCAAGTTTTAATTATCCTTTTGGAGTAACATTGGATTCAGCAGGTAATGTGTATGTAGCAGATAGTTTTGGTCATCGTATTCGTAAAATCACACCTGATCGTGTAGTTTCAACTCTGGCTGGTAGCGGGTCTCCAGGTTCTACAAATGAAACTGGAACGAATGCAACTTTCAATGCTCCTTGGCATATTGTAATTGATTCTACTGGAAACTTATATGTTCCAGAATACGGTACTCATCGTATTCGTAAAATTACATCATTAGGTGTTGTTTCAACATTGGCAGGTAGTTCATCAGGTTATGCAGATGGAGTTGGAACGAATGCGAGTTTTTCTTTTCCTCAAGGAATTGGAATAAACTCGGCACAAACTATTGTATATGTTGGCGATACTGAAAATAATCGCATCCGTAAAATCGCACTTCCAGGAGCAGATCCAAACATCTATGTAGACACTCCATTCACTGGAACATTACTGACTAGTTTCAATCCAAGTTTGACTGGAAGTACCATAACAATCCCTGCATCGACGACCAATGCTAAGGTAGCTTCTTTCACAGTTGCAGCATCTTCTCTTCCTCTTAAGACTTCAGTCACAGGTGTTTGGAGTTTAGTGCTTTATGCTACGGTAGGACTGTCGACCAGTCCTGCGTCGTTCTACTTTGAAATAGTCGATGGTGCAACAACGGTTGCTACAGGCACAACAGTGACTAGCGTGAATTTGTCAAGTCCTATGCAGTTGTATAAATCGAATTTGACCATACCTGCTCGAACCTATACGTCTGACTTAACATTGAACATCTACGTGACGACTCAAGCGTCCAGTTCATTGATCATAGGATTCAACGGTTCTACGATTTCGTATGTGAATACCACGATTCCCAGTGTAGGAAACACGGGTCCTACAGGTCCTACAGGAAGAACAGGTCCAACTGGATCCACAGGTCCAACAGGGTCAACGGGACCTACGGGTCGTACGGGATCGACAGGACCTACTGGTCCAACTGGACCTACTGGTTCAACAGGATTCACAGGACCTGCGGGTAGTACAGGAACTACAGGGTCAACGGGACCTACTGGTTCAACAGGATTCACAGGACCTGCAGGACCTGCGGGTAGTACAGGAACTACAGGGTCAACGGGACCTACTGGTTCAACAGGTTCAACAGGTTCAACAGGTTCAACAGGTTCAACAGGATCCACAGGAACTACAGGGTCAACGGGACCTACTGGTTCAACAGGACCTACTGGACCCATTGGAAGTACAGGTTCAACAGGACCTACTGGACCGGCAGGACCTACAGGTTCAACAGGTTCAACAGGATTCACAGGACCCGCAGGACCTACAGGAGCTCAAGGCATCGATGGTTTCTCGGGTGGATTGACGTTGCAGATGAATTATGTTACACAGGCTTCTAGTGGAGATACGGTTGTTTCGACTTTTGCGGGTAACTCTTCAGGTTATTTAGATGGATCTGGAACTAACGCGAGTTTTAGACTTCCTAAAGGAGTCGCAGTTGATTCATCGGGGAATGTATACATTTCAGATTATATAAATAACCGAATTCGTAAAATAACCTCTGGAGGTCTAGTTACAACGCTAGCAGGTAATGGAACAGCAGCGTTTGCCGATGGATTAGGAACGAATGCGAGTTTCAATGAACCATTAGGAATCGCAGTCGATTCATCTGGAAATGTATATGTAGGAGATGCTTTAAACCGTCGTATTCGTAAAATAACACCAGGAGGTTTAGTTTCGACATTAGCAGGTAGTGGAGCTATTGGAAGTGCAGATGGATTAGGAACGAATGCAACTTTTAATGGTCCTACTTCACTAGTAGTGGATTCATTAGGGAATGTGTATGTAGCAGATACAAGCAATAATCGCATTCGTAAAATAACACCAGGAGGTTTAGTTTCAACACTTGCTGGTAGTGGATCATATACATTTGGAGATGGAACAGGAGCAGGTGCGAGTTTCGCTAGTCCTGATGGAGTTGGACTGGATTCAGAAGGAAATCTATATGTAGCTGATCAGGGAAATAATCGAATCCGTAAAATCACGTCTGGAGGTGTAGTTTCAACCCTTGCAGGTAGTGGATCTGCAGGTTCTTCTGATGGAGATGGAAGTAATGCGAGTTTTGATGGCCCTAGAGGATTAGTAGTCGATTCATCTGGAAATGTATATATAGGTCAGGAAAATCATATCATTCGTAAAATTACATCATTAGGAGTTGTTTCAACATTGGCAGGTAGTTCACAAGGATCCTCAGATGGAATAGGAACAAACGCTACTTTTAATCGTCCTATTGGATTAGGAATCGATTCAACAGGAAACATATATATTACAGATCTTGGCAACAATCGTGTCCGCAAAATCACAGTTGGAGTAGATCCTAACATCTACGCAGGATCACCTATTACAGGAACTTTGTTAACTACATTCAATCCCGCATTAACTGGAAGTACCATCACCATTCCAGCATCCACCACGAATGCAAAAGTAGCGTCCTTCACAGTTGCAGCATCTTCCTTGCCTCTTAAGACGTCAGTCACAGGAGTGTGGACATTAACACTCTACGCTACAGTCGGTCTGTCAACTAGCCCTGCATCCTTCTACTTTGAAATAGTCGACGGTGCCACAACCGTCGCTACAGGAACAACTACGACTAGCGTGAATCTTTCCAGTCCTATGCAACTGTACAAGTCTAACTTAACGATACCTGCACGAACATATACCACAGACCTAACTCTCAATATCTACGTCACAACTCAAGCATCAAGCTCTCTCACACTAGGATTCAATGGATCGACGATTTCCTATGTGAACACAACCATTCCAAGTATGGGTGTTACAGGTCCAACAGGTCCAGGATCACCGGGAGGAACGGGTCCAACAGGTCCTACAGGAAGAACAGGACCGACTGGACCTCCAGGTCTAGGCGCAACAGGTCCAACAGGTCCTGGATCACCGGGAGGAACAGGACCAACAGGTCCTCCAGGATACGGCGCAACAGGTCCACAAGGTGTACAGGGACCACAAGGTATTCCTGGAATCGGAATTCAAGGCACAGCAGGAGCTACGGGTCCGCAAGGTATTCAGGGACTGCAGGGAATTCAAGGTGTTACAGGTCCTGCAGGTGCAGGTGGTGGTGGTTCAGTAAGTATTACAGGAAGTACTGGATTTGGAAGCGTATTGACAGTAGCATCCGACAATACATCTATCTTTGGAAACTCTAATTTGACATTCAATGGATCGAATTTGACAGTCACTGGAAGTGAAGTTGTAAAATTCAATGGAACGAATGCTTCAAATGCCTATGGAAGTGGATTAGATACACTCACAGTACAGAGCACAAGTAATGCATACTCAAACGCAATTGCATCTTTGTTTTTTGGAAATGCGAGTAGTGGATATCCATTAGGACGAATCTATGGTTTAGATACTGCATCGACTTCACCAGCATCGTCTGCATTGGTCTTTCAAAATGCAAGTGCGACTGTCAATGGAGGCATAAGCGGTTTAACCATCTTTTCACATACCGGTTCAAACCAAACTTATACAGTTCCAACAGGAGTCACTTCACTTACACTCACAATGTGGGGTGCAGGAGGTGGTGGGTGGACTGGAGGAAGTGGTATTTCGGCTTCAACAAGTTTAGCTGGAGGGGCTGGAGCATTTATAGAAGGAACCTTATCAGTTACACCTGGACAGGTATTGACTATTATTGTAGGTGGTGGATCGACATCAACTTATGGAGGTGGAGGTGAAGGAATAGGAGGAGGAGGAAAAGGAGGCGGTCGTTCTTCAATTAAAACGTCAGGAGGTGATGAAATTGTTATTGTAGGTGGTGGAGGTGGTGGTTCAGGACAATTTGGAGGTGGACATGCAAACTTTTCTCCAACGATTAATAGTGGTGCTGGATTTAAAGGTCGTGAAAGCGGCAGTGGTATTGCAGGATTGGGTGGAACTCAAACCGCAGGAGGTGCAGGAGGATCAGGTGCAACATCTGGTAGTTATTTAGTAGGAGGTGCAGGTAGCGGCAATGGTGGTGGTGGTGGTGCTGGATATTATGGTGGTGGTGGAGCAGGTACAACTCCTTATAATGCATGCGGAGGTGGAGGTGGTTCATCCTATACAACAAATGCCTTATTTACATTGACAACAGGATCTAACTCTCCTAACTCATATCATGAAGCACCAGGAACAAGTTCTCCTTATTATGTTTCAAATGTAGCAGCAGGTGGAACGGGTTCAGCCAGTGGAAATGGTCTTGTTGTGATTAGAAGCAATGTCGTATTTGTATTGTCCGAAGCCATGCGAATTCATTCCAATGGATTCTTAGGAATCGCAACTACATCTCCTTCGACTCATTTGGATATTAATGGAGGTCTTACGATTCGCAATGGGTATAGACCGTTGTATTCGAATGTCACTACAACATCGTTAGTATATCCAAGCAATTTCTCGGCGAATTCATACGGTACACATTTCGATATTACCAATAGCGGATTTTCAGGTATTACATTCCCTCCTGTTATATGGGCTAGTGACTCGAATGGATATTGGGTCTTCCGTAATAACACTTCCTCGTATTTATCAATTACTCTTGCGTATCAGGGTGCATTTACTACAGCGCCCACGAATCCAGTTGTGATTCCGCCATCTAATTCAACTACTATTATGGTGATATACGTGAGCGCTAGTACAGGTAACTATGTTTTGTTTTAAGAAAGGTAATGATCGGTTCGTCCAAAAGCATTTGGGGATTTGATCCTCGAACTGTTCCTGGATGTCAATTGTGGTTGGATGCTGCGGATCAGTCTTCTTTGGTTTTGAGTGGAAGTAGTGTGACTCAATGGAGAGATAAGTCTGGGTCTTCAAATCATTTCACTCCAACTTCAGGAACCCCAACATCAATCTTAGACAATGGAAGAAGTGTTGTAAACTTTACTTCGGGCACAATCATGAGGTCTGCAAATCAGATTACGTTTACAACTTCATCGGCATTCTTTATTGTTTCTCGTTTAAATTTGGTTAATGCTAGTAATACTGGAATGTTATTAGATTTTACATATATGAATGGATATAAAAGTATTCGGTTTTATGGACCTAACGGAATACTTGGTGGAACACCTGCAACGTTTGGAGATGAATATGAGTTAGCAAATGGAGCATATTATGTGAATGGAACATTCAATCCTTCGTTTGGAAGTAGTACATACTTGAATACATATTCAATCATCGGTACAGTTGCTCCATCTTCAGGTGGAACTACATATCTAGCATTTTCAAGTTCATTCTATGAACGTTATTTTATTGGAAATATTGCAGAGTTTCTCTATTATCCTGGTGGTGTCACGAGTAGCCAACGCCAAACCATTGAAGGCTATCTTGCACGCAAATGGGGAATCGGTTCAATTCCTTCCATACATCCCTTCTACTCTGTTCGACCTCATTTGCGCGGTTTTCAGCCCACCGATATAGACGGATGTCAGTTGTGGTTGGATGGTGCAGATCGAGGTTCAATGGTCTTTTCAGGTTCAACAATTACACAGTGGAACGATAAGTCTGGGAATGAAAAGAATGCAACCATTGCCTCTGGAAGAATAGGTGCAACTTATTCGTCAGGTTTAAAGTGTGTCTATTTTCAATCGGCAAGTGTAGGATATCAGACGAGTTATCCTGCGAATCCAACCAACGAAACCATGTTTGTTGTAGCAAATATTGATAGTCCATCCAGTACAAATAACAATACACTAATTTGCGGTCAACGAGGAGCAAGGTCACTTGGAGTTGGATGGAATAATAGTGGTGACGCAACTTTGTGTGCATATTTAAATAGTGGTGTTGCATGGCGTGTATCTACGCCTAGTGGTTCGTATGCAGCTGGAACTACAGGTTTAATTACAGGTCAAGTATCTGGTGGAACAAGTCTATCGATTGCAATGAATGGAGCCACATTTTCAACAGGAATCGAAGGTGGTTTTTACCCAAATACAACAACTCATTTGGGTGTAGATACAACAAGTACAGGCTTCTACTACAAGGGCTTCGTAATGGAAATCCTCTTTTACAATTCAGTTCTCAACCCCTCTCAACGCCAACAAGTGGAAGGATATCTCGCACACAAATGGGGATTGACTACACCCATTCCTTCCACACATCCGTTCAAATCATTTCCATCTGCAACGGTACCTCTTAAACCTGTTGCAATCGAAACTGTAAGTCTTGTATCCCTAACTACATCCAATGGAGTCATTAACTGGACAATTACAAATGCAACTGGATACATATGGTATGTTGGAACAGGTTCAGGATCAGGTCAAGTTGCAACTGGAACCATTACAAACCGATCAACTCTTACAGCTGCAGTCAATTATGCGTTTGTAATTGGTAATACGTATTACGCTTGGGTGATTCCATACAATCTAGATGGATTAGGTCCTACTACAATCTCATCACCAGTAACATTTACTGCTCCTTTTTTACCTACAGGTATTACAGGACTTCAGTTATGGTTAGATGGAAATGATCCAGCAGGAACAGGTACTCAACCAGCCAATGGAGCAACTGTTTCAACATGGGTGGATAAATCTGGAAATGGATATAATGCAACTGCTGCTCCTTCGAGAGTAGTTGGAACCTATTCAACAAGTTTTAGAGCTGTAAACTTTGCAACTTCAAGTACAGGTTATATTACCAGTTATTCTGCAGCTCCCACGAATGAAACTATGTTTGTAGTCTTTAATAATCCATCACCATCTTCGGGAAACAATATTCTAATTGGTGGTGTTCAAGGAGCACGATCATTAGGTGCTGGACATTCAAGTGCTGGTACTGGAACTGTTGGTAACTTAAATACTCAAGTTGCTTGGCTGGCTACCACAGGTACCTATACTGGAGGAACTACTGTACTTACAACATCTCAGTTTACAACCTCAACGAACACTATTTCATTAAATGGAGGAACTGCAGCCTCTGGTGGTGCTCCTGGATTTACTGCAGGTAGGGTTACTTATTTAGGTGTGGATGCTTCGAGTGCAAGTTATTACTACGTAGGCTATGGAATGGAAATACTCTTTTATAACTCAGTTCTATCTACAAACGATCGGCAGAAAGTCGAAGGATATCTCGCACACAAATGGGCTATAACTTCATCTCTTCCAGTAGGGCATCCTTATAAAACTGCGGCGCCTTAAGCCTTCGATACATGAATCCTCAATGTGTTTCCTAAGAACGAGAACGATAACCCAATTCCAGGCATTAGTGCTCGAATTGAATCCAATATACTATCTAACGTATACGGAGTCAATAAAAACTGTAGGTATGCCATTGTGTCACGACTGACTCCATCGGAACAAATGTTCGGTGGAGTGATGTCAAAGAACTGTACAATGTACATTGGTGTAAACCCTGATGAAGCCCATTGAAATAATTGAGGACGATAGTCTTCGCGTGTAGGATGAATCAAACTATTCAACATTTGTCGATCCAACGCTTCCTTTGCGAGTGTTACATCGTAACTTTGCATGAGTTCATCTAACGTTATAATGTTAGGTGGTTCAGTCGGTCCTGTTGCAACAGAAGGAAAGAGATCAAAAATAGAAGGATCACGACCTGTTGGACCTGTAGGACCTGTTCCTTCGATTGGTTCAGACGTTCCGGTGGGTCCGGTTCCTTCAATTTGTTCAGACGTTCCGGTGGGTCCGGTTCCTTCAATTTGTTCAGACGTTCCTGTAGGACCTGTAGAATCTATTGGTTCAGACGTTCCTGTAGGACCTGTTGGATCTATTGGTTCAGACGTTCCTGTAGGACCTGTTTCACTCATCGCGTATCTTATGCTTAATCGGTTTCATTTTTTCAGTTGTAAAAACACAAGATGTCGACAGGTCCACAAGGTGTTCAAGGAATTCAGGGAATTCAAGGTCTGCAGGGAATTGCTGGTCTATCCTTTACAGGTCTTCAAGGTCCGCAGGGAATACAGGGAATACAGGGATTACCTGGTGGACCTACAGGGTGGACTGGACCTACAGGTTTCACTGGACCAACGGGAGCTGGATTACCGGGTCCGACTGGACCTACGGGTTTTACGGGTCCAACAGGAGCTGGATCACCGGGAGGAACGGGTCCGACTGGATCGACAGGTTTTACGGGTCCAACAGGAGATGGATCAACAGGTCCAATAGGTTCAACAGGTCCGACTGGATCGACTGGATCGACAGGAGATGGATTCACTGGAGCTACAGGTCCTACAGGTCCAGGATCACCGGGAGGAACGGGTCCGACTGGACCTACAGGAGCTGGATCCACTGGACCTACGGGTCCAACAGGAGCTGGATCACCGGGAGGAACGGGTCCAACAGGGTTCACTGGAGCTACGGGTCCTATAGGTCCAGGATTCACTCTCTCTTCAACGACAGCAGGGAATATTGTGTACGCGAACGGAACTAGTACATCTGTAGATACTACCGCTAACGTTTCATTCAATGCAGCCAGTAATCGCCTCGACGTCACCTCTGCATTAAGTATTCAAGAAGTTCAAGAAACAGTCATTGCAGCGACTCCTACAAGTCCGTATACGATCGACTGGTTGGCGGGAGCGATTCATTACTTGACGAGTATTCCAAGTAACTTGACGGTGAATATTACGAACTTACCTACGACTGCGAACCGTAACTATGTAATATCAGTCTACTTAGTTCAAGGAGGTACACCGTATTTCATCAACACCCTTCAAATCGCAGGAAGCGCTACAACCATTAAATGGGCCGGTGGATCTGCGCCTACCGCCACTGCAAGTCGAGTTGAAGTCCAAACATTCAGTTTATTCTATTCAGGTGCTGCGTGGACAGCGTTAAGTCAGTTATCAAGTTTTGGTTAGTAGAATACAATGCCATTCTTCGGCTCGTTAGGAATCTTATTTGGACGAATCTTGGTTGTGGCTATTGCTGTTGTTTCTGCTACGATTACAACGGTTTTTGGAAATGGTTCATCTGGTATTTCTCATGATAAGGGATTACTTTTAAACCCATATGGAATTGCAGTTGACTCAACTGGAAATCTGTATGTTGCAGATAACAACTACATCATTCGTAAAATCACACCGGCAGGTACAATGACGATACTGGCAGGAACTGGATCACAAGGTTCTGTCAATGGAACTGGAACCAGTGCGAGTTTCTCTTTTAATCAATCATTAGAACTTGATTCAACTGGAAATGTATATGTTTCGTCAGATAGTCATGCTATCCGCAAAATCACAACTGCTGGCGTGGTCACAACCTTTGCAGGTCTTATCAGTACATCAGGAACCAACAATGGAACAGGGACAAATGCGAGGTTTAATGGTCCTCGTGGACTTGCATTTGATTCATTGGGAAATATGTATGTGGCCGAAGAAAACATTCATCGTATCCGTATGATCACTCCGGCTGGCGTGGTCACAAGTTTGGCGGGTAATGGTACTGCAGCACTCACAAATGGAAGTGGAACGAATACGAATTTTAATCGACCTTATGCAGTAGCAGTGGATTCAGCAAGAAATGTATATGTAGCAGATACTTATAACCACTGTGTCCGAAAAATCACATCAGCGGGTACAGTCACAACCTTGGCAGGTAGTACAACACCAGGTTCCAATGATGGAACAGGAACCAATGCTAGATTTAATCAACCTCGTGGAATCGCAGTCGATTCATCGGGGAATGTATATGTAACATCGAGTAATGTAATTCGTAAGATCACCTCATCTGGTATTGTTTCTACATTAGCAGGTAGTACTACATCTGGATTTCAGGATGGAACAGGAACGAATGCGATGTTTAATGCTGCTCTTGAATTAAAAATTGATTCATCAGGAAATCTATATGTATCTGATTTTAATAACCACTCCATCCGCAAAATAACACCAGAGGGTGTAGTTACAACGGTAGTTGGTTCTAATTCTAATATATCAGGAAACCTTGTAATCACCGATAATTTACCACACGTTTATTTCAACAACCCTTATGCACTCGCGATAGATCCAGTTGGAAACCTATATTTAGCCGATGAAAACAACAACCGTATCCGTAAAATCACACCTGCAGGTTTAGTTACAACCTTGGCAGGTAGTACAACCGCTGGAAATTCAGATGGAATAGGAACAAATGCGAGTTTCGCTCAGCCTACAGGTATCCATATCGATTCATCTGGGAATCTATTTGTGACTGGTAATGGTAGAATCCGTAAAATCACACCTGAAGGTGTAGTTACAACAATCGCTGGAGGGGCTAGTAGTACTGGTCCAAAAGAAGGAGTAGGAACCAATGTGTATTTTAGCGGTCCTCAAGGAGCTGCACCTGATTCATCGGGTAATTTATATGTAGCTAATTATGGTCCTAGTGGGGATCAAACTGGAAGGATTGCTAAAATCACACCTTCTGGAGTAGTCTCAACACTTGCAGTTTTCAATTACCTTTTCGGAATCGCATTAGATTCATTGGATAATATTTATGTTACATCGTTAAGTTCTGGGACTGTAACTAAAGTATCACCAGCAGGCGTTACCTTATCAACATTTACAGTATTGAATGGCCCTGCTGGACTTACGGTTGATGCATCATTCAACATCTTTGTAGCTATAAGAGGTGAATATTCAAACGACCCTAATATGATCCGTAAAATTACACCTGCAGGTGTAATAACTGTTTTGGCAGGTACTTCACAAGGATATCAAGATGGAACAGGAACGAATGCGAGGTTTAAGAATCCTACTGGAGTTGCAGTGGATTCATCTGGGAATGTGTTTGTTGCTGACAATATGAACCACCGTATCCGTAAAATCGCACCCGATGGCGTCGTCACAACGTTTGCTGGAAAAGGATATAAATCGTATAGCGATGGTGGATTTTTGTACAATCCATCTGGAGTCACAGTGCAATCAGGAAATGTGTATATTGCGGATCATCTAAATAACCGTGTCTGCAAATTTAATTCAACCGATCTATCAGGAATTAATTACAACACTGGTAGTGGAATTAATAATAATCCTTATGGACTTACATTCGATTCAACGGGTACTTTATATATATCATACCGACTCGGTCATACCATTTATAGATTTTTAAACAATGTATTAACATTTGTTGCAGGTGTTCGTAATACTTCTGGTGTTTCAGCTGGAGTAGGGACGAATGCACGTTTCAATAATCCTACTGGAATTACATTCAATTCAGAAGGAGTTATGTATGTTGCAGACTCTGGTAACCATTGTATCCGTAAAATCACATCTGTAAACGTCGTTTCAAGCGACATTACAGGAAATCGTATACAGGCCTTTTCTGATGGAGATTGGCAAACTGCATCCTTTAATACTCCACTTGGAGTATCTGCAGCCCCATTCGGAATTGTCTATGTTGCAGACACAAATAATCATCGGATCCGTATCGCTAGAGCGAATGGTGATGTCACAACACTCGCAGGGAATGGAACTATTGGAAGTGCAGATGGAGTTGGAACGAATGCAATGTTTAATTTTCCATCTGATGTTCGGATTGACCCATTTGGAAACTTATTTGTAGCTGATCAAGGTAATCATCTCATTCGTAAAATTGAAATATCCACAGGTGTAGTGACAACAGTTGCAGGTGACGGAATCGCTGGATTCACAACTTCAAGATTAAATCGTCCTTCTGCAATCACTCTGGATAATTTCCGAAATGCATATGTAGCCGAAATAGGCAATCATTCCATCCGTAAAATCGAGAATATGTACACTGTTCCTGAAAATAATGGGGTTGTTGTTTTGATTGCGGGTACCGGATTAGCAGGTTATATCGATGCAACAGGACGAAGTGCGACATTCAGTAGTCCTTATGGAGTCGCAGTCGATAGACTATTTAATTTATATGTAGCAGACTACGGTAATCGTCGTATCCGCAAAATCTCACCTGCATATGTAGTTACAACATTAGCAGGTAGTGGATCTTCTGGTTCTACTGATGGAACAGGAGTTGGTGCATCTTTCGCTCAGCCTAATTCAATAGCAGTCGATGAAGAAATGAATGTATATGTAGCAGACAACGGAAATCATCGTATTCGTAAAATCACATCTGCAGGTGTCGTCACAACATTAGCAGGTAGTTCACAAGGATATCAGGATGGAACAGGAACGAATGCGAGATTCAATTTACCTGCTGGAGTCGCAGTGGATTCAGTGGGTTCTGTATATGTAGCCGATACTGGAAATCATCGTATTCGTAAAATACCATCTACAGGTTTAGTCACAACATTAGCAGGTAGTTCACAAGGATATCAGGATGGAACAGGAACGAATGCACAGTTTAATAATCCATCAGGAGTCGCAGTGGATTCATCTGGGAATGTATATGTAGCCGATACCGGAAACAATCGAATCCGTAAAATCACACCTGCAGGGTTAGTCTCGACATTCGCAGGGGATGGAACTTCTGGTTCTACTGATGGAAATGGAACGAACGCGAGTTTCAATCAGCCTACTAGGCTCGCAGTTGACTCAACTGGAAATCTATATGTAAATGAATCTCATCGTATTCGTAAAATCACACCTGCAGGTTTAGTTTCGACATTAGCAGGTAGTTCACAAGGATATCAGGATGGAACAGGAACGAATGCACAGTTTAATAATCCTACTGGAGTTTCAGTTGACTCAACTGGAATTCTACATTTAACCGACAGCGGAAATCATGGCATCCGTAGAATCGGAACTTTACCACCAGCCCAAGTTCCTTTATTAAGTACCTTAGTTATGAATTATGCCGGGAGGGGAGTGGAAGGATTTGCTGATGGATTCGGATCAACCAATATATACTTTAACCGTCCACAGGGACTCGCAATCGCAGGGGCAAGTTTGTATATAGCAGATACAGAGAATAATCGAATTCGTAGAATAACTTCAACAGCAGCTTTCACTCCAACATCTACTACCTTTGCAGGAACTGGAGTGGCAGGATTCGCTGATGCAGCAGGAAATGTTGCGAGGTTTAATGGTCCTCGCGGAGTTACAGTCGACGGAGCATTGAATCTGTATGTTGCAGACACAAATAACCATCGTATTCGTAAAATCACATCTGCAGGTGTCGTCACAACACTCGCAGGAAATGGAACGCCAGCATATCTTGATGGAACAGGAACGAATGCACGTTTCAATAATCCATCAGGAGTCGCAGTGGATTCAGTGGGTTCTGTATATGTAACCGATACCGAAAATCATCGTATTCGTAAAATCACATCTGCAGGTTTAGTCTCGACATTCGCAGGGGATGGAAACTCAGGATATATCGACGGAACAGGTACGAATGCGAGATTCAATACTCCTTCTGCAATTACAATGGATTCAACGTTGAATTTTTATGTCGCAGATCGAGGTAATCATTGCATCCGTAAAATCACATTTCTAGGTGTAGTCTCAACACTCGCAGGGAATGGAACGGCAGGATATGTTGATGGATCAGGTACGAATGCGAGGTTTAATAGTCCTACTGTAATTGCAATCAATTTATTAGGGGATTTATATGTAGGTGATCAAAATAACCAACGTATTCGTAAAATCACATCCACAGGTGTTGTCTCTACAGTTGCAGGCGGTGACCCTGGACCAGGATATGTAGATGGAACAGGCACGAATGCGAGATTCAATAGGCCTACTAAAATCAGAGTTGATTCGGCAGGAAATCTGTATGTATCAGATACAGAGAATAACTGTATTCGTAAAATATCATCTACAGGTGTGGTCACAACACTCGCAGGGGATGGAAACTCAGGATATATCGACGGAACAGGTACGAACGCGAGATTCAATAAGCCTTGTGGAATCGGACTCGATTCATCATCAAATGTATATGTAGCCGATACCGGAAATCATCGCATTCGTAAAATCACACCTGCAGGTTTAGTTACAACACTCGCAGGGAATGGAACCGCGGGGTTTTTAAATGCAACTGGAACGAATGCGATATTCAATGCCCCTCAAGCATTAGGAGTCGATGCAACATTTAATGTCTATGTGGCCGACACTGGAAACTTTCGTATTCGTAAAATCACACCTGCAGGTGTCGTCACAACACTCGCAGGAAGTGGAACGTCAGCGCAGGGCTACAATGCAACAGGCACGAGTGCGAGTTTTATAAGCCCTAGAGGACTTACAGTAGCATCGACAGGAAACATATATTTAACAGATTTTGTTGCTCAATACAGTTTTATGATTAGAATTACACCTGCAGGTGTATCGTCACAAGACAGTACGTTCATGGGATCTAGAGCAATCCCATTCATTCGAAGAGATGTTGATGTAAATTCAGCTGGAATTTTTGCTGTGATAGCCAATAGCAATGCCGTTTATCGTGATTTAACTTCTATTGAAGGGAGTGCAACAGCAGGATATCTCGATGGAACAGGAACTAATGCGTTGTTTAATACCCCACAAGGAGTCACAATCGATTCAGGAGGAAATGTGTATGTAGCGGATACAGAGAATAACTGTATTCGTAAAATCACAACCAATGGTGTGACCTCAACCTTTGCAGGACTTGGAGGATTATCACTTGTTAATGGGATTGGAAGCAATGCGAGGTTTTTTAATCCTTTAGGAATCACAGTCGATAATGATGGGAGTGTGTATGTTGCAGACTCTGGTAACCACCGTATCCGTAAAATCATATAACCTTTCAATCTCCACCGAACTTCTTATAATAGTCTGAGTACGACATGGGTGGAGGCCCGGTAGGAGCTCCAGTGACTACAGGTGTATAGCGTTGAAAAAGACGTTGACCGACCGCTGCAGTTGCCTGTTCTTCAGTGATTTCGCCTTTCTCGATCTTTCGTTTCAACGCTAACATTTCAAAAAAGGTGGAATCTAATCGATCTTCCGCATGCATCTGCCACAACGATGGATAATTGTAATACAACGATTCGTTCTCATCGCGCAACTTCGTCATGAACTCCTCTTGTCGAAGATGACGCCATTTCTTCTTTGAATGATCCATATTTCGAACGAGTGCTTGCAATTGTGCTGCTGAAAGTAACTCAGTATTAATGTGTCGTTCCGCAACTGCGACCTCTTGTGGGGGTAATTCAAGCTTTCGTTCCGCCATTATTCACAGACGGCACAGAATGTATAAGTGGATGTAACGCACTCATTAAACGAGCACATTCTTCATGCGTTGTCATTCCCGTAAGAATGATATTTCCTGTTCGAAATACTTTCGCAATCCATTTCACGTCTGGAAAGTAGATCTTAACTGCAGGATAGACTGCAGGTTCATATTCAGTTCTCACACCCGATCGACGAAGGGATGCATATAAGGATTCACGAGATACACTGATTTGATCTGTCAATCTCGTCTTGTAATTCATCAACACTACTCGACGTGTTTCTGTAGACCATTCGCCATCGATTGCTTCAGGACAGGTTGCAAAGATATGGTCTCTCAATCGTTTCATTACCGATCGATCGTATCGTTCATCCAATACACCTGTAATATGAAAGACTCCATTTTGAAAGATCTTCACAGTAATCTCTTTCAGTTTCAAGGTTCCATCACCATTGTCCAGACTGACAAGAGTGATCGAGTTATGTCCGAATCCAGTCGTTCTCTTTGAACGGACTTTCTTAGCACGTCGTTTAATCAAATCTCGCTTTGAAGATCCACGCGCAGGGATTCCTTGTTTTTCAATTTTAATAATCGATTCATTCAACGGAAGTGACTCCAGAAGGAGATTCGTGTTTAGTCGAACGTTCACTGTGTATAATACTACCATTGTGGTTAATGTCGGAGCTTCCATGTTCTGGACTTAGATGGACGACACGGATTTCGTTTTTCCACGCCTGTGAAAATGAAAGAGGTTCACGCGTTACAACATGACATTCGAATTCACGAAGAACACTTCGTAATCGCGTTTCTTCATGCGGAGTCAACATCCATCCTTCAAGGTATCCTAACCAGAGTGTAGCTGTCTTATGATGTTCGAGTATACCCATTGCAGTGTCCGCGAAAGAACTCAACGGTTCATACGATAAATCAAAACAACCTTTAGGTTTAGGTGCGTTGTAAACATACACAATCAACATTATGCTACTCTAGGAAGATCTATGTAAGAACTTTACATTCGCATCGATTACTACGATTCACCTTTCCACATTTCTCACAACAATTACGAATGGATTGACGTGCTTTTGCAATTCGATCTTCTTTTAGATAATTCACATCTGTGGTTGCAAGTAATCCAGACAATAGGATTCGATCCTGTACTTCAGGAATCTGGTTAATATAGATAGAGGGAGCTACACCGTTTTGACTGGTCACTAATGTCGGACCGTAGCAAACACTCTGAATCTGAGGTGTTGACTTTACGAGTGGAATGGCAGCTGCAGCTTGTGAGGATGCATAGGTTGTAAACGTAGACGCATCTTGAACGTGATGTTTCTTTCCAATCGTAGTGGTTGAACCTAAACATGCAGTGGCAGGCAAAAAGGTTTCGTACACTGCGGATGCAGCGCGTTGACGTTGAATTTCAGTCATTTGCCCACACGTCATTTTAGGACGTGTGTCTGTGAATTTCTGAGCTCGAAGTTGTTGACGAACAAGATACTCGCTGCACGAAGACATGAGTCTATTTGTATTGTGGTGAGATTCGAATTCAACTACCTGGATGCGTTAATAAATGTCGACGACAACATTCTCTCGTAAGACCGAGTTCATTGAGCGCACGACCTTCTGCGGTAACCTTTGTATCGGTTGTCAAATACATAATCTCTGAATTTGGTGCACGTCCATCTTCTCGACGATAGGTCTGAATAAGTCGAAGATAGTCTTTCCATTTGCCCGCAATTGGAAGATTACACGTATAACAACGAATCGGAATTGGGAAGTCCATGATACTTTACTTTGTCATGGAGACATGGTTCGTTTTTCGCAGTCTAACACAATGAAAGTCAAGTCTAAAACATTGTATGCGATCGCTGCTTTTATGGTCGTACTTGCTCTCTATCTCCTTCTAAATCCTCCCGCGCCTGAATTCATTTCAACCTATTCAAAGGATGTGAATCGATTCGGACCTGAATCTGTAGACATGCAGCTTGCGATGGGAACTCTACAACGAGATCCACCACATATGCTCGCACCTGCTCCTGTATTGAAACCACTGTTACTCTTTCCACCTTCACAAGATGATCTTGAACGACTTTCAGGTCCTTTAAATAAATGAGTGCATTCAAAAAGTGGTTATTGAGTTTGATTGTGATTCTCGCGTTACTTCATATGTTCTTCGGTAGTGTGTCGGATATTCTGCGAACAGGTCAACTTACTTCTGAGCACGGATGGGTAGAAGCGTTGATTTTAATGTTACTTGCAATTGTAGTTGCTATTGCGCTTTAATTACCACGCTAACTCAAGCTCTTGAGCACTCCAGTACTCGGATGTACCGTTTGGCATAAGACGTTGAAATACATAAGGGAGTTTACGTTGTTCGATTTCTCGCTTGACAACCTTATCTAGAAACTGGGGATCACTTGTTCGAAGTCCATCTAGACTTACAAGTGGTTTTGCCCCTTCTGCGATTTGTTGTTGTCTTGACGCTAAGAGTACAGTGTACTCGTACTTTGTGAAATAGGGTTTCGTGATACGAGGTGTTTCCATCGCTTTCACAACTTCAGAACGAAAGACGGGTTTGACTTCAGGATGATCCATAGTCCTTCTTGTTTAAGAACATACTCTTTCGTTTTCAATAAATGCCGATCCTCAAAGGAGCTGCTTCTCAGTTTACAGCATTAACACGTGTGAATGCAACTCAGAACAACGATCCCGAAAAGAAATCGAGAACGTTTGTTGCCCCGAATAAAGCGGTCATTGCGCCAATTGTTCGTGAATCCTTAGATACCTATCCACGTTCAAATTCGTTCACGTTTGTCTTTACAAACGGACCTCAACGATTTGATGTTCCTGCTCAAGTTGTTTCAATTCAAGTCATGCTCATTGGAGCAGGCGGTGCATCTCATGGAGGAGGAAGTTATGTAAACGGTGGAGCAGGCGGATATGTATCAGGTGTTCTTCAAGTCACGCCTGGTGAAACACTTGAAATTATCGTAGGAGGAGGTGGAGTTGGAGCTATAGGAGGCTATGGCGGTGGTGGAACTGGATTCGATGTTGCAGGAGCTAATGTACCTGGTGGAGGTGGAGGTCGAACTGCTATTCGAAGGTTCGGAGAAGATGTTGTTACCGCAGGTGGTGGAGGCGGTGCAGGTCGAGGTGTAAACGGACGTTCAGGTATTGGTGGAGCAGGTGGAGGTCTAATCGGTCAAGACAGTCAAGTATCGCCTGCATTTCCTGCAGATTCTACAGTGACACTCGGTAAAGGCGGTACGCAAACTGCAGGTGGAGCAGGTGGTGCTACAGGTGGAGGCGCAGGATCGAAATATACAGGTGGTGATGGAGCTACAGGTTCAAACGACGATACAGGTGGAGGTGGTGGAGGATGGTTTGGAGGTGGTGGTGGTGGAAATGACGCAAGTGGAACCTATGGTGGTGGAGGTGGTGGTGGATCCTCGTATGTAGCCATGTTAGATCCTTATTACCCGATTCTCAATACACAAGGTGCAGGTGCACTAGGAGGAACGGGAGTCAACGGAGATGCTCAACGTTCAGGTGGAAATGGGATGTGTGTCATTCAAACGACACGAAATACAGGATTTCATTACTGGAAAAGTCCAGCATTTGTTGGACGCATGTATACTGTGTAAAAATGTAGTCAATACATAATATGCCGACTCGTTCTGCCTCCGACTACACTGCATTTCAAAGAGCTCAAGCTCAAGCACAATTGAATCCAACCTTGACACGCACAACTCCCTATAGCGAAGGTGGACGTTCTGCAATCAACTCGATTCTTCAATATTCAGATATGAAGTATGCGACTACAGGAAGTCTGCCTCCAAACTACGTACTTCCACGACCAATCGTTCAAACCCGATCAAATCCAAAAAGTCTTTCGACTGTTGGATTTCTAGGTTCATCGGGTGTTCAAGGCGGTACAGTCAGTCGTCCTCAACCTAGAACGTCTGGAACTAGTACATGGAACGTTCCTCGAACGAACTTGATTCAATACGCTTAGGCACGCGCATTCTGCTTCCACATTGCATCACAGACTGCACATTGATACATCCATGTTACATTCACTGAATCTAACTTCACACCCACAATGTCCGACTCCTTACCTTGTGTAGCACAGGTAGGATTCAGACACGCCATGTTCTTGAATCGAGGAAGTGTTGGATCATGTTTCAGATAAGGATTGATCGAATACTGAACAGAGGTATCCTGTTGTAGGTCATGTTCGTAGAGGATAGTATCCGCCTCTTCTTCATACGGACATGCGCGGCATTTCAGGTAAGCTTTCCCTTCACGCTCCACAATCTCATACAGGAAATTTGAACAGTCAGTACAGAACTTCATTTGCTTACCTTTTGGTAAGAAAAGTATGTTTCGTTTTAAATTCTAGAAACCAGATTCGTGCGTTTAAAAGGAATCCTGCCTCCACAACTTATCGAAGGAGTAATTAACAATGCAGCAAGGACATCTTCAGAAATTTCTGGATGCTCATCGCGCAGAGACCAAAAGTGGTCTCGAAACACATCAGTTGTTCGGACATGGAATTTTATACAGCATTCCCGATGAGAAGATGGACGAGTTCTATCGACTCTACTGTAACTACGTAGCAAACAATGGTCCTCTGACCATCACTGAGAAAATGACCCGCATTGGTCCTCTCCGTGTGGATCTTGACTTCCTGTACGATGGACACGTCGAAGATCATAAACACACTCGCGCAATGACAATTTCCTTCGTCAAAGCGTACATGGCTGAAGCAGCTCGATATGTTCAAATTCCAGAAATCACAGATGTCTTTGTGATGGAGAAACCTGAACCTACCTTCTATCCAGGTAAGAAAGAGTCCAAGTCTGGAATCCATCTAGTGGTTCCCGAAGTTCGCGTTAATCGCAACATCGAACTAGCGATACGTAACACACTTCTTCCGAAGATGGACGAGTTCTTTCCAGGTCTTGATTTGAAGAAAGACTGGCGAGAAACGTATGATAAATCACCACTTAATCACACAAGCTGGTGGGCTTTGCTCGGATCTAAGAAACCCGCAGGTGAAGGCGCAACACCTCAACCCTATCAACTCAAATACTCCATTGAATGGGATCCAAACGATGTGAATATTGCAATCGACGAAGAAGTGAATCGCGAAGTCAAGCCTGAGAATGTTCGCAAGTTCTCCATTCGATCTCCTTCCAACTCGGAAACTCCGTTCACTGAAATGGGACAGGCATATGCACTGAGAGAAGAGGAAGTTCGCATTTCAGGTGGAGCTGCAGTTGTACCTCAACGAGGACGACCCGCTCAACGTAATGGCGATCCAGGTTCACGCGGTTCCTCTCCTACTCGAACGATCTACTTACAACCTCTCTCTGAATCGATGCTCAAGTATTACGAAGGACACGTCTTCAATTTGAATGCAGAGCGATACAACAGTCATGATGAGCGTACAAATGTAGGTCATTGCTTAAAGAATATTCACCCTGAACTTGACACACTCTGGCTCGAATTCTGCTCGCAGCGACAAGATGGAAAGTACGATCCACGTGAAGCGATGGCTAAATGGCAAGGCTTCAATTTCCGAAACGATGGAGCTAAACTAGGAATCGGTAGTCTACGACACTGGTCCCGTACAGACGATCCAATTGGATACCTTGAAATTGAAAAGCGAAACATTGATCGATTACTGGATGAAGCTACCGATACACAAACCGAACACGACATGGCACAAGTTGTGTATGCAAAGTTTCGCGATGAATTCAAGTGTGCGCGATTCAGTGCGTCTGCATGGTACTGGTTCGCAGGACATACTTGGCGAGAAACCGATAAAGGCGTATCTCTACAATGCAGATTGTCCTCTGATGTCTTCAAGGACTTCTTTCGAAAGGAGACTGAAATCAGTAATATGATGAACACAGATGGATTCCCTCAATGTCCCGAAGGAAAACATGAACCGAACGGATGCGACTGGTGTAAAGCGGATAAGAAACGACAGGCCTATGCTCACATGCGTAAACAACTTCGTACCACTCGATTCAAGGAAAATGTGATGAAGGAATCTCGTGAATTGTTCTTAGATGAGGACTTTGCGACTAAAGTCGATGAGAATAAGAACTTGATTGCGTTTGCGAACGGTGTGTTTGATACATTGACCTTCGAGTTCCGCGACGGAAAGCCAGAGGATTATATTTCGTTCTGCACAAACCTCGAATATCACCCCGATCGACCGCACGATTCCTATCCGTGCTGGGCTGAATTGAACAAGTTTCTAAACGATGTATTGCCCGATCCCGATGTTCGGGAGTACTTTCTCTCCTATCTCGCAACCTCTTTATCAGGAAACAATGAAGCTCAGAAGTTTCATATTCTCACTGGATCAGGCTCCAACGGTAAATCGATGTTGATGAACTTGACTTCAACTGCGATGGGTGATTATGCGTGCAAAGCCCCGATCTCACTACTCACTCAAGCACGTAACAAATCCGCAGCTGCAGCACCTGAATTGGTGCGTATGAAAGGACGTCGATTCGTAACCATGCAGGAACCCGATGAACAGGTACCGCTGAATACGGGATTGATGAAGGAACTGGCTTCCTCTGAAAAGATCACTGCTCGAGATTTGTATGCGGGTTCGAAACAGATGCTAGACTTTGATCTTCAAGCTCGGTTCAATCTTGCGTGTAACGAGAAGCCTAAGATCAATACACAGGATGGAGGTACCTGGCGCAGATTAGTTGTCATCAACTTCTTGAGCAAGTTCGTATCCGATCCAAGACTTCCAAACGAAAAGCCTATCGATGAATCCATCGTTCAAAAATCTCAGAGCAAAGAGTGGGCTGAAGCGTTCTTGAGCTATCTAGTGTTCCTCTACACGAAGGGCAAAGGATTTCGCAAACTCACACCTCCTGAGAAGGTCATGGAGTATACGAGCGAATACAAAGAGGACAGTGACGTGATCGCCAAGTTCCTCCATGAGAAGATTCATGTTCACCCTCCTCTCGCAGAGGACGAACAACCTCGTGAACCTACATCGTGGACAAGTATTACAAGTTCATTTAGTGAATGGAAGCGAACGAATGAATTGATGGGTAAAGGTACGCCTGCTGAATTGAAAAAGCGTATTGAAGCCTCACATGGTAAACTACCTAGAGGCGGGTGGACTTCCTTCCGGTGCGGCGACGCTTAACCTTGCGAGTCTTGTATCGACGACGACCTGCAGTTGTGGTAGGTGCAGGTGGAGGCGCTTCAGGTTGTTTAAACGGATTGAGTCGCGAAGTCAAGTTAGTGAACCCTGTTAATAAAGAATCCATTGTTCTTCAGTTGTATTTTTTATTCATCGCCGCCCCTTTTTCGTCCAGCGCCGATCTTGCTGAGAACATAGGTTCGCAATAATCCAATTGTGAAGACGACAAGGACGAACGAGACAATCAAGTTCACGAGCTCGGTGATGACTTGTCCTACCTTGAGTTCAACAGAACCTACCTTGACAGAGAAACTGCTGACTCCCTTGCCTGCTGCAGCGGCAGGTGCGAGAAGAGGGACGAGAATACCGTCGTTCAATGACTTGAAGAATCCAGCCACAACGGTTCCGAGATAAAACGACGCAGTCAAAATTATGATATCCTTAGTGTCGAGCATTTATTGAGTTAGTTAGAATGTTTTTCAAACAACCACATAATGAAGGTACAAGGACTCGATCGACTTGCAGGTAAAACAACTTCAATACTCGCATTCGACTGTGAATTTTGGCATCTGGGTAATACGTTTCTACCTCGTGAAATCGGTGGATACCATTTAACTCGAACAGGAACTTCATGGACGCGATCCACTCCGTTCTTTGTTGTATTCCCTCCTCCCCCACATCAATTGAATCGCGTATCGTCACATTTTTCAACTGTCACACCTAAAACATCTGAAGTCCTCGATCTACTAGAAGAAACGGAACGTTCTGCGCCTGAATTCTTACGAAATAATGACAGTGTAGAAGCTTACTTTGCCGATCCATTGATTAAACCCCATCTTAAGCTCAATCCTACTGGATGGCTCAAAGACTTTGTAAAGACCTTGAAATCTTCAACCGTGATTGTGAAAGGACATATGGATCTAAAAGCCATTCAATCTGCGTGTACACACTATCAAGTTCATTACCAGACTCCTTTGAAACTCGTTGATATTGCAGTGCGAAATCCACAGTTTAGTAAACGGTGTGGAACTGCAAAACTAGAAGGTACCTATCGATGTATTTCACACGAGTTAGATGCGGGATTAAAGAAAGCCTTTCCAGTGGGAAAAGCACATACACCTGTTTCGGACGCAGCAATGACTCTTCAGATTGCCGCATGGTTGTCGGAGAAAGATATGCGATGAATACAATGGATACGAGGTTCTGGGGACCCAGTGGATGGCAATTGTTTCATTTGATAGCAGAGGGTTCATCGCGTGCAAAGGATACGTTGAAGTTGTTAGATCGTATACTTCCATGTAAGTTCTGTCGCGAAAGTACGCGAACGTTTGTCACTGAACAACCCATCACAGACGATCCAGGTCGATGGTTGTATGAAATCCATCGAAAGGTCAATCATAAACTGACAGTACAATCTAAGACTGATCCGACTGTGATTCTACCTGACGCAGATCCAACGTACGATGACGTACACGCAAAATACTCGACTCTTTTAAAGAAGAAACCTCGCGCAGTACCTGGTCGCGACTTCCTGTTCTCAATCGCATACAATTACCCCGAAGAACCTACACCTCAAGACCTTTCTATTCAAGATGAATTTATGAAGTCATTGAAACGTTCCTATCCATTTCACGAGTTGAGAAAGGTATTGAGTACCTACATGGACTCTAACCCTATTATGCTGACGTCACGAACTGTCTATCTTCGATGGATGTATGGGTTACTTCAGCGTTTATCTGTGAAAACGAAATCACCGATTCGTACATTTAAAGGGTACACACACCATGTCGCATATTACAAAAGTGGATGCTCTAAACTCACGTATCATGGAAGAACTTGCCGACGACTCGACAATGGAAGCTATACGAAACAACGTGATCCTAAACGAACACGACGAATTACTTCAGGAGGCTTACTCGCATAGACACCATCGAGAATCGACGAGTCTGTGTATGCACGTATTTATTGTAGTCTGGCTTGGAATTTCATTAATAAGTGTCTTTATGATCGTTCGTGGAATACTTTAGAAAATTGAGTTTGTGCGTCTGCGTCTGCGAGTGCGGGAAGATTTGCCTAAAGATGCGACCTTCTTGTAGGTCTTCTTTGCTTCAAGAATGACCTTTTTCAATCCATCGCCCTTCTTGTAGGTTCCTCGATGTTTCATCGCAGACATTGTCTTCTTGACGTGAGTGATCCATGCGTTTGCCATTTTACTTACTCGCGAGGAATAAATCCAGGTTGAGCAAAAGAAAGAGGACAGAGATTCCATTGACATCCATACGCATACACATCGTCCATCACCTTGAACTTTGAAAAGGCAGGGTCAGGCGCGACTAACGCAATATGAGACTGTGTGAATGCACGCAACTCTTCGGGTTCACGAGGATGAGCTGCTTGTTGATAGGTTAAGCGACGTAGATGACTCTGATTCCATGAAAGACTTAGTAAAGGTTCTAGATCGGTTCCACGTGCTTCGTTTCCAGACACGAGAATGAGTGTATTCGCTAACGAATCAAGACTTGCAGATGTTAGATCTAATGATTTCATCTGCTTTCGTACCGTTGTTTTCAAATGATACGCTACGCGATTCAACGTGAAACTCTTATCGGTATGCAGCACTAGACTGAGAATTAATGGATCGTTCGACGGAAATGCATGGTTGACAATCGTCACACAACACGATTCAAAGGAACGATCGGTCATTCCGTCATAGTTTGAATGAAGTGCTACGACAGGTTGATCTTGTGCGTCTGAATACACATGCAATTCAATCAATCGAAATCCCTTTTTCAATGCGGTTTGAATGTCTTCGAATGTACTTCCTTGTACTGAATAATCGACCAATGTTCGCGTTCGATCTATTCCAAGAGTTTCACGAGTCTCAGAGGTCGCTAGAAGATATCCCGCAGTAGCAAGTGCTCCGACTACAATGAGCGGTTCCATTGCTTATCCTTCTTATTTTTTAGGTGAACTGAAAAACGGATGTACTTGAACTCCTCGAACTGTTTTATTTTGAAGTCGTAAGTCATTAATGACATCGTCGGTAATACGTTTATTCATCGGAATATCCAGTAAACATGCGTAATGAAAATACAAACAATACATTCCACATTCTGAGTTCTTGAATTGATGACGCGTTGTATTGTAGGTGAGTTTCATCGGTGTTTCACTTGGATGGTTTGAATCCCATTGTTCTTTCCATCGAAACATCAATCGTTGAATCTCAGGTTCAGGTTTGCTCGCATAAGAATCAAAATAGGTCATGCGAGGATACTCTAATTCAGGTCGCATATCTAAAAAAGTCGCAATCCAATGTTGACCAGGTCCATCGTGAACATCGGTATTGAAGACAATTCCGATTCGACGGTATCCTTTCTTGTACAACATGTCTAACTTCATTGAACACAACGTCGATACAATGCATTTTGACAGTTCAGATTTCAAATCAAAATCAATCGGTACACAGCCTACGAAATGATAATCTTCAAAGACATGTTCGTATTCACGCTCCACTTTATCAATGTCATCCGATGTCAACCATTCAGTAGGTTTATGTTTCCATGCAGACGGTGCTCGAGGTCGTTTCATCATTGATCCTACAATACAGGTTGGTTCACCTGACTTACATTTTGAATGAAGTCGTTGTTTCAAGTCCTCCCAAACAAGTTTAGAACTTCGTTTTGTAACGGGAGTTTCGCCTGCATGTCGTGTATTGTACAGAGTTCGCAGACGTTCGATTTCATCTTCGTCAAACAAAAACATACCCTTGCTTAAAACGGATACTTTTCCTATCGATATTACTAGGATCATTTCACTACAATGGATACGCTTAAAGTCATTCTCTCTAAATACGTTCGCGTCAACAAACGTCTTTCAGCCCTCAACTCTGAAACCTCTGAACTCCGTGATTCACGTCGCACAGTTGAATTAGATCTTGCAGCCCTGTATGCGCATACAGACTTGCCTGATAATATTCATCTTCGAGAGTCTGAAATGATGTTTGTTGTAAAACGACCTTCTAAATGGAAGAAGGGATGGAGTTTATCTAAAAAGGATTTGGAACTGTATTTGAAAGACATTCTAGGGGATCAAGGAAAAGAGGTTATGAAAGAAATTATACGGCGTCACGAGCCTAAGTTAATTGCGGATGACTTTGGATTTGATTTGAAGTCTGTTGAAACTACAGCACCTTCAGGAGGCGAATAAACTCGTATAGACTCTTCAATTTCACGAAGAAGGTTGGAAATATCTCGAATGTGCCGTGACGCTTCAACTGCATTTTCAATCGGTTGAAACCCATACTGGATCCGTGTAACTGCAGTATACAAAGACTTTTGCCGTTCGACTACTTGAAATGTCAAGGTCGAGAGGTGTTTTCGCATCAATGTGTTAATATGTAAGGGGCGCAGAAAATGTTTAAACGACTCCATCATCCTCTCGTTCGAGGAAATAGTCTCGCATTTTTGCTTCGACGGCTTTATCTTTGAGTTCAAAGACACCGACTTCATTTGTTTCGAGAATCGATCGTACATCGCGAACACCTTCAACCATACGATGGCGGTCCACATACTTACGATTCTTAACAGATCCATGCCATAAGTGATATACAGTTCCTGTTGCACAGGCTAGTTTAGGTAGAACCATTTGACAATACTCTGTATACGACGGTTGAAATGCTTGACGAAGATATGTAGGTGAGAACTTAACTCCTAACCATGCCGCTGCAGACAAGGTATCTCCGCTTCCTGTAATACCATACGTATAGAACCCAATCTCTTTGAACCATTTACGTTGAAACGCCCATCCGAATCCTGGATGATACGTAGGATTGTAGGTAGTGGATCGGTTCATATACGCAACCGAATGACGAACCTGTACGCATTGAGTATACGTACTATCTAACCACATACAGGTTGAAAAAGGTTGTATGACTTCATAGGTGTTCAGGAGTCGCGAAACTTCATCGTACCATCCTGGTTTTCCAAACACGATGTCCGCATCAAGAAACAGAAGCTTCTTGTAAGAGCACGGAATACGCTTTTCGAGAAGGGCACATAACGATTCTTTATGAAACAGAACACTTCGACTTCGAACGTGGAAGGCATCCTTCAATTCAGGTTTTGCGTTGTCGAATACAAGTTCAATCGTATAATACGGAATCTTTGCAAGTCTAAGTTTTTCAACTGTGTAAAAGTAGTTCATGACCATTCGCTTCGAGTTGGCTGGATTGAAAAATACAAAACAAACTGCCATATCGGTCCGTGTAGGGATGTCATAACGACATGTAGCGACATCTACAACACGTGTATCAAGTGGAGGTGCAGTTTCAGGAGTGCGGACTACATTATACGCAAACGATTGGATTTGTCCCATTATCCCATAGCAGCGTTTTCAATATTGGCACGTTGTTGAATGAATTTTCGAGTGTATCGATCTTTTGCTTCTTGTAATCGCTTCAGTTTACGTTTCTTAGATAACGCATACATGCGCTTTGTCTGCTTCTTGCTTTGATAGAGGGATTTCACAGCTTTCTTGATTCCTAGAAATCCGCCACGACGAGTCAGTGCCATTATTATGAGTCGACAAAAACGAATTTAACGCGAAGAAGTGCATAGAACGCATGTATTCACCCTATAACCCTTCAAATCGAACCTTTACTGAAGATGATATCCACCGTATTCTTAGACGTCATGGACTGCCTCATTACCGAGTATCGAATCGTCGCGTATTTCAAACCTCAATGGTTCATACCACGTATGTTCGGCGTACCGACTATACAACCCCCGAAGGTGAACCCGCTGTACTCGCACCCTGTCCCGCTGGAATCATGCCTCTTCAAGACGAAAGCTATGAATGCCTTGAATTCGAAGGCGATGCAGTACTCGGCGTCTGTATCGCGACATATTTACGTAAGAAGTTCCCCGAGAAGAAGCAGGGATTCTTGACGGACGCCCGTAAGGAGCTCGTCAATAATGACCGAATCGGAGGATTATCAAAGGAATTAGGATTAAATCGATTCTACGTGATCTCGCGACATAACGAGGATTCCGTTGCAATTGCAGGACGTACGAATACTAAGAAACTTGGAGATATCTTTGAAGCCTTCATTGGTGCATTGTGGACCGATTGCGGAAACCGATTTAACATTGTCTATCCATTCGTGACGACAGTGATGGAGACATATTTAGATGTGGACGAGATCGTGAACTCCGCTACGAATTTCAAGGATCTCTTTCAGAAGTATTGCCAGCGTGAGTTCAAGTGTACACCGGACTACGAGATGACGACAAATGATCCTAAGAAGAATGAGATCGGAGTGACTGTGAGTGTACAAGGAAAAGTCTACGGATCGGGTTCAGGAACTACACGCAAGAAAGCTGAACAACTCGCAGCTAAAGAGGCGCTCACATCAGTTGGGGTAGCCGTTTCTGCCTGAACGTTCCACCCTTATGCTTGCCTGACTCACCCAATCCATCATCAGCCATATATTTTGTTTTGACGGTTGCTCCTAAGATACCCTGCATCACTGTTTTGACTTCCTCTGGGGCATCTGCGGGAATCTTAAGATCTTCTATCTTCTCTTCTTTCTCCACCTCATCAGGTGTCATATCCAGCTTCGTAAACGCTTTGGGTTCTTTCTCTTTCTCTTCGTCTGCACCTGACTCGGGTTTCACCATACGGGGAGCATCGTCCAGTTCTTTCTTTTTAGCCCAGTACTGCTCAGCCTGTTCGATTTCAGCCTGTTTGGTGGTCACTTTGTATTTAAGACCTGCTTCCTTGTAGGCTTCAATCAAACACTCATTAATGACTCGTTCAACGTCTTCCCTGTTTGCACAGGGTATCTCGGTATTAATCATGTCCAGTAGCTTCTTGGCTGTATTGTTAGCCGATACCTTTCCGAATCCGGGTCTAAACCCTTTGAGAACCGCCAGTATATCAAAGATTCTCGCGATGTGATGGTATCGCGTCTCGTACATCGGATTCATGAAACACATTGAAGCTGAACCATTACTCTTGATCGCCAATTCTCTCTTTGTGCCTGTATCATACCTGATCTCCTGCCAGTTGGGATATACATCGATTGAACTAAACTTAGGTAGCATTGCGAATGGTATCCTGTTACCAATCAGATTCTTCTTATTTGACTCTTCATTGCCGAGAACATAGCTACTAACGTTGAGCCAATCTGATATATCATTCTTGTCCTTTATAGAGTCGAAGAGAGTCGCAATGAAAAAGTGCTGATCGAATGATAAAATTTCATTAGCATCATGTTTGACCTGTGTGAATAACTCGATCAGTGCATTCCTGAAGACACGTTTGTTGTTTGGATCTGGATACGAGAGGTAATAATCTGTGAACGGTTGCATATAGTCACGGATCTTCGCGCGCCCGAAATCATGAATGACGGTGGTTCCATCCCGCATAGTTGCGGCGTTTCCCATATGAAGGTCAAAATGGACAAACTGTCCATCAATATGTAGAATGGTTCTCAAAAGTTCACCTAGATGGGTCATTCGTTCCTTCCCGCTCAATGTAAAGATATCAGGGTTTTGATAGCGAGTGACAAGACCATACCAATCATACCTACCATACGTACCCTCCATTGCATCTTTCCATTTATCGGTCAGCCCGGTCACTTCTCTGTTGGTCCTATCTTTGTCAACCTTATAGACACCATTACTTGCCCAGACGTTCGTGTGCATCTGAACAAAGGGATCTAATTGTTTCGTACCGAACCAACCCTTGATCGCGCGATGAACACGCATTTCAGTGCCGTTAACGCGGATCATACGAACAACGGCTCTGTATTTTTTAATCAAGTCCTCAACTGTCTTACGCTTGATCTCATAAGGAGCCGGATATTCTTCCATCATTTCTTGAGTCTTATTTGGGTCATTAAACCACGATGTATCCTTGGGGTCTTTAAATTTGATTGGATCATAGAAGACTAATGTATCTGCACCACCTGCAATCAATTCTCCACCCTTCATGGGCTGGGTCTTAAGTAGGTGTTTACGACATTGTACTTTACGCACTGTCCGACCTCGACGTTGAAGGATAGACTTAGTACAAACCGCAATTGCACCCTGCTCCTTTGTGGAACCAGGGCGTATTCGAATGGTCTTTTTGACCTTCTTGACACACCGGCAGAACTTGTCTACCTGGCGTTCCCTCATTGTTCATTCACAGAAGAATATATCCTCGCAAAGAATAAACATAATGGGCGGTGGTCTTCTTCAGCTTGTTGCCTATGGTGCTCAGGATGCATATATTACTGGAAATCCACACATCACCTTTTGGAAGGTCCTCTACAAGCGTCATACGAATTTCGCAATGGAGGCCATGCGAGTGAACTTCACAGGTTCACCTGCCTACGGACAGCGATCTGTTGTTGTGATTAACCGAAATGCTGATCTAATGTTCCGTACCTATCTCGAAGTGACACTTCCAGATACACGTGCAGCTGCAACAGGTGCATCTGCAAATGTGCTATGGACCGCCGGTGGTCGTCGCCGTCTTGGATACTTGTTGATTCAACAGGTGGAGATCGAGATTGGAGGTCAAATCATGGACCGACATTATGGTGAGTGGATGTACTTATGGGAAACACTCACATCTCCTTACGATCAATCGATTAAGTTGGATCAGATGCTCGGTTCAAGTGTTGAAGGTATATCCTCTACCCCTGCAGGTTGCAATGGTCGCCCAACAGTTCTCTACATCCCTCTTCAATTCTGGTTCTGCCGCAATCCAGGTCTTGCATTGCCATTGATTGCACTCCAGTACCATGAGGTCCGATTGAACTTTAACTTCCGACAGGCAACCGATCTCGTACAGAGCACTGGTTTTTCAGGAATCACCTCAGCTGCTCAAGCGTTACCTAAGTTCAAGGATGCAGCCGTGTATGTTGACTACATCTATTTGGACACCGATGAGCGACGACGATTCGCTCAGCAGACACACGAGTACTTGATCGATCAAGTTCAATACGGTCTACAACAGGCTGTCACTTCACAGACTGTCCGACTTGACTTGACATTGAATCACCCAGTCAAGGAATTGATCTGGGTCTACCAAGATGCTCGCAAGCTCGACTGCTCAAAGCTCAGTGAACTCGGTACAGTCAACACACAGCCATTCAGTTACGACGACATCGCTAACCGATGCCGACTCCAACTCAACGGTCAGGATCGATTCGATGAGCGATATGGTGACTACTTCTGGAAGGTTCAACCCTACCAACACCATTCAGGCGGTGCATTCGAGCAACATGCGTACACCCAATTACCGCTCACAGGTACAGTACCTGGAGAGACGTGGACCGTGTTTACTGCTACAACAACTGCTGGTAGTGCTATAATTACGTTGACTGCCGATGTTACAGTGGGTAGCATTCGAACTGGTAATGTAATGTATGTCGCAAATGCTACAAAAGCAGATGGAACCTCATTAGGCGTCGTCGCAGGTGTTACAATCAATGCACTCACTGGCGGTACTGCAAATAAGAGTAGTGCAACGTATACGCTTAGTAGTGGAACAAACATCTTAGCGGGAACATCTGCAGTTTTCTACTGCGTATACGATGCTTCCAACACACTCACTGACTCAATCACAGGAACTGCTCAAGCAGGATATCAACAGACCAATCAGTCCTATGCACAATCGGTCAACCCGATCAACGTATATTCCTTCTCACTTGCTCCAGAGGAACACCAGCCCAGTGGATCTTGTAACTTCTCACGCATCGATACTACAACATTAGTATTCGATTCAATCACGGGTTCAGACGGTCAGGCATTACCTGCAGGTAGATTCCCATCTAAGAACTACCCATACCTCTTCAGAATGTATGCAGTCAACTACAACATCTTCCGCGTCATGAGCGGTATGGGTGGACTCGCGTATAGTAATTAAATGCATATCTTCAAGAACTTGTTTAATTCATCCGCTCAAGTGTACTGGGGACAAAAGAGAGAAGATGAATATATTCATAAAACATACTTTCCAACTCTACGAAATGGTATCTTCTTAGAGATGGGAGCATTAGATGGAATCACATATTCGAATACGAAGTTTTTTGAGGATACGATGAAGTGGTCTGGAGTTCTGATCGAACCTATTCCAACTGAATTTGAAAAACTCAAAGTCAATCGTCCACGATGTGCATTGTTTCAATGCGCAGTGTCGACAAAAGAAGGAACACTTGAAATGTATAGTCATCGCGCTCTAAGTTCTGTAAAGGAGAACACTACGGATGGATACTTTAATACGTGGCACAAGGACAAAGATATTAGTGTGATTCAAGTTCCCTCACGACGCCTAGATTCAATTTTACACGAAGCTGGAGTGAAGCATATCGACTTCTGGTCGTTAGACGTTGAAGGGTCTGAACTAGACGCTTTGCAGACGATGGACTGGTCAATACCCGTTAAACTCATTTGTATCGAGAAACAGGAACCTTCTAAAAAAGAGCTATGCGAATCCATCTTGATTCAAAATGGATTCAGGAAATCTGAAGACTTTGAACATAATGAGATCTGGATAAATTCTCATTTTCGCAGGTAAGGAACGATCAGAAGAGCGATTAAAAGTATCAACACAACAACATCAAACGCAGCCACGATCTTCTTGTATTTCACAGGAAGCTCTTGAGTTCCAGGCGGAACACCACCATACGGTTTCGCCCATCCAATCAGTCCACCTAGTAACGTAGGACCTAATTTATCGTTACAATCGTAGATGTAATCGTACCACGCCATCAAGACATATGCAGCCATTGCGAGAATAAACGCTAAGACAGCTTCATGTTGCCACGCTTTCGGATGCGGCATCCAAAACACAGCTAGAATGAAAAAGGCAAACACAATGCACTTTTCATTCACGTAGAGAGGAGTCCCAAATAGTCCAAGACCCATTTATACCTTCAAATCAAATTTTGTAATTCGAGTATTTGCAACACACTCATCTAATCCAAGTGTTTGTTGCATCATAATAGGTGCTTTTTCACCTGATCCAGGACATTTCGTATGTTCGTGACCTAAAATATGACCCATTTCATGTGAAACAACATATTGTCGATATCCATCCAGCGTCTGACCACTCTTAGAGGATCCATGCATCCATCGCATTGAATTCAAAAACATGTTACGACCACCGACTTCAGCGCAGGATAGATCTTTAGGAAGACCACATACACTGGTAATCGTCGCAGGTGAAGATAAGCGAATCGTTACATCCGGTCGATGGTTTACTAACTCAAATTTGTAGCCGTGCGATTCCCATCCTTCTGGATCAGATAAGTAAATTTGAAGTAACTCTGCAAACTCTTCGTGTGAATACTTCACATCTGGATCCACACGCGCAACGTATCGAATCGTTCTCATTGTGTTAGTCTGCGAAATGTTCAAACTAACTTCAGCTTCTCTTCAAATACATTCATCAAACGACTCAGACTGTTAACTTTAACATTGAACGTATTTAAGACCGATAGAATGATCGATCCATCACGTATGATCGCTTCAACGATTACTTGTTTGTCTTGATTTTCAGTTTTGAACACCACAATCCAACGTGGTTCGTTTAGATCTGTATTCTGTGTTCGTTCATAGGAAGTTTTGAAATAGGGAAAGATTACAACTGTATCAGAAAGGGCATTTTCAAGGTTTAGTGACATTTTACACGGATTGTACTTAGAAAGGCTACTCTGAATTCAATTCGTTTTCAGAAAATGGATTTCGGAAAACTAGGCTTTATACTCTATCAATGGAACAGCTTCTTATCAAAACACTCACTCTTGAAGAAGTCACTTCAATTCTTCAAGTTATCTTCCCTTATGACATTACTCCAGTTGTACTCACGTCCTTTCACGTAAAGACACGTGGACGCGAAGTTAATGTTGCATTCCTCTTTGACTTCCTTGAACTCGAAACACGTGGAGATTCAGATCGACATACTGTCTTTGGTCGTCTAGTAGGCGAGCTTACAGGTAGACGTATAGGAGACTTTGAACAACTTACTAGTCTCTCTGAACACGTACTAGGACATTCCTGAAAACGGATTTTTTCACTATACAAAACATCTAGAGCCCCCAGACAACAATGCCTCTCTGCAACTTCATTCAAAAGACCAATCTCCGTCCCTGCACTGTCCACGTCCGTGAAGGACACTGCGGTAGACATGCAACTCTTGCCCTTACTCTTCCCCCTCTTGTCCCACTCACATGCGAGTTCCACTTTCAAAATAATACCTGGTGCGGGGACCCAGTTCAGCCTGGAAAGCGCTTCTGCCCCCAACATTACCGAGTAGCCTTACGATCCAGCATTAACCTTGTTGAGCTTCTAGAATCAGTCCCACCTGGAGAAGCAGCTTTGTTCCAACATGCCCGTCGGTGGCGACAGCGGTTTGATCGAGGTACACTGTCCTACGTAGACCTTAAAGCTTTGTTCGTGTCGCTCGTCGAACGAGAACATCCACTCTTTTACGAGACTGTCCACATGCCGCCCAACATCCTTCGTTTCTGGACCGAAGAGATTCGTCCTCCAGGCATGCCACCTGAATGGTGGGAAGACCCACGTGTTCAAGACGTATGGAATCAACACAACGCACAAGTCGCTCAGCCAATAGCGCGTCCAGCCGAAACCCGACTAGAGCGACTCGCACGCGACTCACAGAACGTCCATACAGTTGAGGTCGTCCGTCAAACACGAGAGGGTGAAGAGAGACTGCTCTCTCTGCCTACGAACGGAACAGACACACGCATTCAGATCTTCCATGCGTTCGCTTCACGATTTCAGGGCGACTTCAATCACTTCACGTCGATCATTATGGATGTGAACATGTGGTACAATCGAACCGAAGTCCGGGTGCGTGAAGACAGACTCTACGCACGACTACTAGATGGTCTATGGACGCTGATCCAACAGCAGTCAAAGGAGATCCGAATGGAACTAGTCACTCGCCTATGGCAGGAAATCAATGAATCTAACGGAATGTGTGCGGAAGGTCACATCTCTCGCCTGATGAACGTTATGGTCGGCTTTGACGACAACTTCAAGCCACCTGTGACGCAAGGTCAACTCCTCCAAGACCGTCTGGCTGGAATCTCAATCTCGAACATCAGCCTTGAGATGAAGCTCAAAGAGGCACGTGCAGTGCTAGAAGAACTTCAGGTTCCTCACGACGAACAAGCTGTTTGGTTGGACGCGTTCTGAGCCGCCTAGATTGAAAAAATCATAGCCGTACTTCATTATCATATATTTTTGCTGTTTGTCTTCGGTTCGTATGATTTCAAGCGATAGGTTCATAATATGAAACCACTTATTGGTATGTAGTTCATAAAACCTACTCACTCTGTGTTCCATACTTGTTTACATCATGTTCGCTGTAACTA